GAACCAGAATACCAGCGCCCCGGAAGTGCGCCGTATTCTCCCGGTGATGCTGAAGGTCGAGAACCTCCACATCCATCTGGATGAGCGCAGCACCAGCAACACCTATTTCAATGGTGTCGAGGATCAGGACGAAGAGCCTGATATCGACATCGAGGCCATGATCGACGCTATCTGCACCAAGACCGGTCTGTGCAAGGATGCCGTCGTGATGGTTCTGGATGCTCAGGCTGAGTATCTGGATTCTGTCTACGGTGAGGATGAGGTGGACGAGGATGAGTGAAATGCTGACCGGCCCCAAGAAGATCGTGGATGGGCTGACGGAGGTATTCCGCGGCCTGACCCGGATGTGCGAGGGCATGGCAGAGCAGATCGAACTCCTGGAGTTCACTTCTGAGGATGCGGAGGACGAGGATAAACTGCTCCCTCCGGCCAAGCTCCCTGCTGTGGACACAGCACCAAGGGTACAGGATGTGCCTCACCCTCGTAAGAAACCGGGGAAGCGTCCTCGCAAACAGGAACAGGACGCTCCGACCACGATGGAGGAGACGCCCAAGGAGCCGACCGAAGAAGCTCAGGCAGAGGAAAGCCCTGATGAGGAGGCGAAAGAGGAACTTCCTGATTTCCCGGATGACTCGGCAGATGACTTGCCCTTTGATTTGGACACCACCCAAAAGGCGGAAACCGAACAGCCTGCGGTAACCATCTCCAAGGATGAGATCACGGCAGTCATCGTGGCGAAGATCAAGCAGAAGCGCAGCAACAACGAGAAGATCGGTCAGTTGCTGAAGACCTACGGCGTGGGTCAGCTTTCTGAACTGCCGGCAGCGAAGTACGAGGCGTTCCTCGCAGACATCTCCCAGCTGTAACGGAGGTGCCGTATGCCAGAAGTACACGCGATCCTCTCTGCGTCCAGCTCGAAAAGATGGCTCAACTGTACGCCATCGGCTCGGCTGGAGCAGAATTTTCCCAATGAATCCTCGGTGTACGCCGAGGAGGGGGCAGCCGCCCATGCGCTGGGCGAGTACAAGCTCCGCAAGTACCTGCACGAGCGTGTCAGGCGTCCGACCTCCGAGTTCGACACCGATGAGATGGATGCCAATACCGACATCTATGCGGAGTACATCATCTCCACAGTCGAGCGCATCAAGGAAACCTGTCCGCATCCTCTGGTCATGGTGGAGGAACGGCTGGACTACAGCTATCTCGTTCCGCAGGGATTCGGTACCGGCGACTGCGTGATCATCGCAGACGGTACCCTCTATGTCATGGACTATAAAAACGGAAAAGGCGTGTTTGTCAGCTGTGACCATAACCCACAGATGATGCTATATGCTCTCGGTGCTTACCACGCATATGGGTATCTGTATAGCATCACCAAGGTGGCCATGACCATCATCCAGCCCCGGCTGGAAAACATCTCGACCTTTGAATGCAGTGTGGAAGAGCTGCTGGACTGGGCAGAAAACTATGTCCGCCCCAGAGCCAGACTTGCATTTGAAGGCAAGGGCGAGCAGGTTCCCGGTGACTGGTGCCGGTTCTGCCGTGCCCGTACTTCCTGCAAAGCCTGCGCCGATGAGGCGTTGGCACTGGTCAAAACGGAATTCCTGGATCTGGATTCCGGCGTTTTGGCAGATGAACAGGAAGAAACGGATGCCACCGCAGCCTATGACCCGGACACCACGGCACCAACCTTCAAGTCCCCGGCACTTCTGTCCAAGACGGATATTGAGAAGATGCTTCCCACGCTGAACCGCATTGAATCCTGGATCGAGGCCATCTTCGCCTATGTCAGCTCCGAGGCTATCAACCACGGTGTCTGCTGGGATGGGTACAAGGTGGTGGAAGGTCGCAGCAAGCGGCAGTTCCTTGACCCCAAAGCGGTGGCGGGAGCCGCCACACAGGCTGGGTATACCGATATCTATAAGACTGAGATGATCTCCTTGACCGAGTTTGAAAAGCTCATGGGCAAGAAGAAATTTCAGGAAGTTCTGGGTGAGTTTGTGGTAAAACCGCCTGGCAAGCTGGTACTTGTCCCTGACTCTGACCCCAGACCGGCGGTTGATCTTGATACTGCCGCAGACGAATTCACATCACTCGAATAAAACACAATGGAGGATTACAAATCTATGGCTACTGCAAACAAGACGATGAATGCGACCAAGGTCGTTATCCCGTGCCGCATTTCCTTTGCCGCCATCTTTGAGCCCAAGAGCATCAATGGCAGCGAAGCAAAGTACTCCGTGTCCTGCCTGATCCCCAAGGAGGACAAGAAAACCCTGCTGGCGATCCACAAGGCAATTGAAGCTGCGAAGGAGGACGGTAAGGTCCGCAAGTGGGGCGGCAAGGTGCCTCCCAATCTGAAGATGCCCCTGCGTGACGGCGACATCGACCGCCCGGACGATGAGAACTACACGAGCTGCTTCTTCCTCAACGCTTCCAGCAAGGACGCTCCGCAGGTGGTTGATCGCCATGTGCAGCCTGTTCTCGACCCCATGATGGTCTACTCCGGCTGCTACTGCAATGTCAGCATCAACTTCTACGCCTTCAACGCCAATGGCAATCGTGGCGTTGCGGCTGGTCTGTGCAACATCCAGTTCGTCAAGGATGGTGACCGCCTGTCCGGTCGTGCCTCCGCAAATGCGGATTTCTGCGCACTGGAGGATGACGAAGAAGTCCTCGGCGGCGGTGCCGGTGAGGAACTGCCGGATTACCTGCGCTAAGTACACATGGACCGGGAGGGGGCTTCGGCTCCCTCCTTTTTTACATGACCGATCGAGGTGATGAACTTTGAAAGAAACACTGATCGATATTGAAACCTACTGCGAGGCAGACATCAAGAAATGCGGTCTGTACCGCTATGTGTCCGACCCCAGCTTCGAAATCCTGCTCATTGCATGGGCAACGGATGAAGGCGAGGGGTTTGGAGAAACGAAGCTGGCAGACCTTGCATCCGGAGACCCATTCCCAAAAGAGCTTCTGGACGATTTTAAGGACAGCGATGTGACCCTGATTGCTCACAATGCGGCTTTCGAGCGTGTGAGCTTCTCCCGCTATCTCCAGCAGCACTATCCCGGCCAGTATCTCAAACCGGGCACGTTCCTGTCGCCGGACAACTGGATATGCACCATGGTCATGGCGGCATCGCTGACCCTGCCCATGGCACTGAAAGACGTCGGTGAAGTCTTGAGAACCACGCAGCAAAAGGACGAGGAGGGCAAACGGCTCATCAAGCTGTTCTCTGCACCCTGCAAGCCGACCAAGTCCAACGGTGGGAGAACCAGAAACCTCCCACACCACCTCCCGGAAGACTGGGCGAAGTTCAAGTACTACTGCATTCAGGACGTTAACACGGAGGTGGACATCTACAAGCGGCTGAAACGCTTTCCAATGCCTGCCCGGGAGTGGCATCACTACCGGGTGAATGAGCGTATCAACGACCGTGGCGTAAGGATCGACACGGAACTGGTCCAGCAGGCCATCACCTGTGACCTCCTTCTGTCGGATGCCATGACTACGAAAGCATATGAGCTGACCGGGCTGGAGAACCCGAATTCTGTGTCCCAGCTCAAGACCTGGCTGGATGAGCGTGGCATCTCCATGGACACGCTGGGCAAGAAGAATGTCACTGAGATGATCGGCGAGTTGGACAGGAACGGTGTGGACGCCGAGGCAATGGATATGCTGAAGCTCCGGCTCCAGATGGCAAAGAGCTCCGTCAAGAAATACCAGGCAGCGGAACGCTGTGTCTGCCCGGACGGCAGGGCCAGAGGACTGTTCCAGTTCTACGGCGCAAGCCGTACCGGACGCTACTCCGGCCGGAATATCCAGTTGCAGAATCTGCCGCAGAACCACATCTCCACGCTGGATGAGGCAAGAACACTCGTGAAGATGGGCTGCTTTGACATGGTGGAGAGCATCTACGGCAACACACCGGATGTCCTTTCCCAGCTCATCCGCACCATGCTCATCCCGAGGGATGGATGCGAGTTCATCGTGGCGGACTTCTCCGCTATTGAAGCCCGGGTGCTTGCTTGGGAGGCAGGGGAGCAGTGGGTGCTGGATGCTTTCAAAAATGGCGCGGACCTCTATTGCGCCACAGCCTCCCAGATGTTCCATGTCCCGGTGGTCAAGCATGGCATCAACGGTGACCTGCGCCAGAAAGGGAAGATCGCAACACTGGCCTGCGGCTACGGCGGTTCTTCCGGTGCGCTCATCAGCATGGGTGCCTTGCAGATGGGATTGAAGGAAGAAGAACTTCCGGAGATCATCGACTCATGGCGTGAAGCCAACCCAAAGATTGTGCAGTACTGGTGGGACGTGGAGAAGGCTGCGATGCAAGCCTTCAAGACCGGGGACCGGCAGGATATCGGCAGGATCAGTTTTGCCTTTTCTTCCGGAACACTCTGGATGGTACTGCCTTCCGGTCGAAAGCTGGCATACCTTGTGCCCAGACAACAGCCGAACCGCTTCGGACGCATGAGCCTGACCTACGAAGGTGTGGGTCAGAACCACAAGTGGGCACGGCAGGAGACCTACTCCGGTCGGCTGGTGGAGAACGCCACACAGGCGATTGCCCGGGACATTCTGGCTGAAGCCATGGCTCGGATCGAGGACAAAGGCCTGAACATCGTGGCGCACGTCCATGACGAGGTCATCATCGAAGCCCCCAAGGGCAAGTACACGGTGGAGGAAATCTGCCAGCTCATGGCAGCTAACCCTGACTGGTGCGATGGCCTCCCGCTGGCTGCTGCCGGGTATAAGGGCGACTACTACTTTAAGGATTGAGGTGACCAGATGCCGCACGCCATTGAAATGAAAGACGGCAAGATCCTGACACCGTTTGGCATCCGGGATCTGCTGGAAGCTGTGTCCGACTACGCCGGGGAAGAACTGGCCCGTGAGATCGAGAGCTACATCGACACGAATGTAGCGGATATCGATGACTACGAAAAAGAGTTTGACCGTCTGGAACAGGAGAACGAGAGGCTGGCAGATCATTACCGGGGTGTCCTGAACGACATCCGGGAGGAAGTGGATGCTTTGGACACACTCCTGCACGACACACGGCTGAACCGTGCCAGGATGCAGGGAGCAGTCAAGATCATCCGCCAGATGATCCATCGAGAACTGTAAGAGAGCTGAGAACTACAAAACACGGTGCCCTTGTCATAAGGACACCGGCGTATAAGCCGGCGCATAAATATGCGCCATAGAAAGGAAAGCATATGAAAACAGGCAGAAACCTGCAGGAAGTCCTTGTAGAACTGGATCGCCAGAACAAGGCAAAGCAGGACTTCATCAGCCCGGCGCAGGGGATGCGCCTCCGGGAAGATGGTCACACCTTCGAGCTGAACCATCTGACCACAGACCGGCAGATGACCTTCGGCACCACCTCGCTGTTCCACCGTCAGGTGGCATCGGCGCTGGGCATCCCGGCCAAGTACTACGACCTGATGCAGAGCCAAAAGCCGGAACTGCTGGCGGAGAACGTGAACGCATGGTTTGCGGACAGGACCAGCTCCTACATGGTTCGGTCTATGGATTACGGCTCCGGGCAGGTCGCCCGTGCGCTGCTGTCGGAGCGATACCGCCGTATCGACAACATGGAGATCGCCACATCGGTGCTGCCTCTTTTCGCAGGCAACGACCAATATGAGGTCATGTCCTGTGAGGTGACGGAAAACCGGCTGTACCTCAAAGTGGTCAACCATCGTCTGGAAATGGAAGTCCGCAAAGGCGATATCGTGCAGGCTGGCGTGATGATCTCCAACTCCGAGGTGGGGCTGGGTGCTGTGTCCATCCAGCCGCTAGTTTATCGCTTGGTCTGCACCAACGGAATGGTGGTCAATGACATGGGCGAACGCCGCCATCATGTGGGCCGTCAGGCGAAGGCAGTGGAGGACAGCTTCACGCTGTACTCGGACGAAACGATGGAGGCAGAGGACAAGGCGTTTCTCTTGAAACTCCGGGACACCACCATGGCAGCCATTGATGAGGCGCGTTTCACACAGGTGGTGGGGCGTTTGCAGGAGTCTATGGCAGTCCCCATCACCGGCAAGGTGCAGGATGTGGTACAGCTCACTTCTCAGAGCTATGGCATCAACGCAGATGAGCAGGAGGGCATCCTCAAATACCTCATCGCCGGCGGTGACTTGTCGCTCTACGGCTTGTCCAATGCGGTCACCAGAGCGTCACAGGACGTTGCCTCGTATGACCGGGCCACCACGCTGGAAGGCATCGGCTGGCAGGTCGCCACCATGGAGCCGGCTCAGTGGAAAGAGATCAACCGGTGAGGTGAACGATATGAAACAGGAGACACTGGCAGTCCGCTGGGTCGAACACAAGGATGAAAGCCCACCGGAAAGACGCCACAACCGCAGCCACGCTGACCCAACGGCAGATGCCGCCATCGGTCATGTGTTGCTGGAAGAACGTCGAAAGAACAAGAGAAAGCGTCCGCGCACCGGAGTGTGGCGGGTAAAGGAGGTGGAGCAGAGTGAGGGAAAGTGAAGTCGAGCGTCAGTTTGTAGAAGCTGTGAGGGCCGCCGGAGGGCAGGCTCTCAAATTTACGAGCCAGAGCATGAACGGTGTGCCGGACAGACTGGTCCTGCTGCTGGGCGGCAAGTGTGCCTTTGTGGAGCTGAAAGCCCCCTGCAAGCAGATGCGGCTGTTGCAGCGCAAGCGCCGGCAGCAGCTTGAAGCACTGGGCTTTCCGGTGTTTTGCGTAGACTGCCCGGAGCAGATCCAGCCTGCCATTGATGCACTTATCCATTGGAGCCCCGGCGAACCTATTCCACAGGGCATTGGAGCGAAGATCCCGGAGATGCCGGCGGTTACGTTGCCGCAGGGCAATACACAAGGCGCAGAGCAGGAAGCGAGGTGATGCCAAATGAAGTTCATTCCCCATGATTATCAGCGGTTTTGCACGGAGTATATCAAGACCCACCCCATTGCAGCGCTGTTTCTGGATATGGGCCTGGGTTAAGGCAAGACCGTCATCACCCTGACCGCTATCCAAGACCTCATGCTGAACACATTCGAGGTCAACAAGGTCCTCATCATCGCACCGCTGCGTGTCGCAAGAGACACCTGGCCGGCTGAGATCGAGAAGTGGGATCACCTGAAAAATCTGGACATTTCAATCGTCGTGGGCGATGTGAAGACACGCATTGCCGCCGTCCACCATCCGGCCATGATCTATGTGGTCAACCGTGAAAGCGTCAAGTGGCTGGTGGAGTACTACGAGAAGAATGGGATGCGCTGGGACTTCAGCATGGTGGTCATTGACGAGTTGTCCTCGTTCAAGAACTACCAGTCTCAGCGTTTTAAGTTCCTGAGAAAAGTCCGTCCGTATGTGAAGCGGTGGGTCGGGCTGACCGGTACACCGTCCTCCAATGGTCTTATGGATCTTTGGGCAGAGATCGGAATTCTGGATGGAGGAGAGCGTTTGGGTAAGTTCATCGGACGCTACCGTGAAGCCTATTTCAAGGCTGCGTCCATGAATCCATCCAGCGGCGTGGTGTTCCAGTACAAGCCAAAAGAGGGAGCCGAGGAGCTGATCTACCAGCGCATCTCGGACATTACGATCTCCATGAAGGCTCTGGACTACCTGAATATGCCGGACTGCATCCCGACACGATACGAAGTCGAAATGAACGCCGAGGAGCGCAAGCTCTACGATATGCTCAAGCAAGATCTCCTGATCCCCTTGAAGGACGGGGACATAGATGCTGCCAATGCTGCATCGCTGACTGGAAAATTGTTGCAGATGAGCAATGGTGCGGTCTATGACGAAAACGGCAAGGCGAGAGTTCTGCATGATCACAAGTTGGAGGCACTGGAAGACCTGATCGAAGCCGCCAACGGTCAGTCGGTACTGGTGGCATACTGGTTCAAGCATGACCGGGAGCGCATCATCAACCATCTGGAAAAGCTCAAGATCCCCGTGCAGGACATCAAGACCAGTGGTGACATCAAGGACTGGAACGCCGGCAAGATCCCGGTCGCTCTGATCCACCCGGCATCTGCCGGACACGGTCTGAACATCCAGCAGGGCGGACACATCATGGTCTGGTTTGGTTTGACATGGAGCCTTGAACTGTATCAGCAGACCAATGCCCGTCTCTGGCGGCAGGGTCAGACACAGGTGGTCACCATCCATCACATCATCACCAAGGACACGGTGGATGAGGACGTGATGGCGGCTCTGGAACAGAAGGACATGACACAAGAAAAGCTGATTTCTGCCGTCAAAGCACGGCTGGAAGCATGAAAACACGAGGAAAGAGATCGTTCGGAGGAAAGAGAATGGATAAGATTTTGTTTTTGAAGGAAGCCGACCGCATGGCGGCATCGGAGACGAATGCCGGAACTCGGGAGTACGTCTACAAGAAAGCGGCTCCCGTGACGGGCACGAAGCCCAAGCGGGATGAGGTGGGGTTCTTTGTTCCGTATGCGATGTTCCGCCCCATCCAAGTGCCGGGCTTGCTCTGTGAGCTGCTGGGCGATAACCCGGTGCGCCGCTGTGCAGACCTCAAAATGAACCTCGACTTCTTGATGAAGGAAGCCTATGAGCACACGATCGAGCAGATGATGTGCAGCACACGCCTGAACGAGATTCGCTGCCAGATACACATGTGCAAGGAAGATCGGGCAATGGAGCACTACACTCGGATGACGGAGAAGGGCGTGTCGGTCGATGCGCCCAAGGTCACCACGCAGGAGCAGCGCAAGGCCATCTTGAACGCTGTCACCTGGAAATACGACTGGATCCAGCAGAACAAAAAGAGATGCTTCCGGTTTGCCGAGGTTATCATTGCACGCCAGAAGAACGGCGGAACGAAGAACCTGCAGGAATCCCGGTTTATGGAGGACTTCATTCAGTATGCCGCAGCCCTGCCGGAACCTAACCGCAGAGTGCTGGACATGATGTACGAAGCTGCATGGCACATCATCTGCATCTACCGCTTTGGGATGACCAAGGATCAGGTGCCGGAGCCTTGGTATGACACAGTCAGTGGGGTTCGCAAGAACAGCAAGGAGCACGCCGATGGGAAATGTTGAGTATGCCGAGTGCTATGCAGAACTGGCAAACGCCATCGTTTTGCAGGCATTCAAGGATTATCGGAAGGCACTGTTCAAGCTGGTGCAGGAGCCGGAAGAATGGAAACACCGGTCCAGCAAAAAGAAACTGGAGCGATTCTTCCACTCGAAGTGGTATCGCACCCTGACCGATTTGGACCCTGCGATCCTCATGCAGGAGGCAAAGCGGCAGGCAGATATCAATGTTGAACGCTGGGAGCGAGGCAGGGTAAAGGCACGGGAACGAGCCGAGAGAAAAGCTGCTAAAAAGAATCTCTCGGCTGCGGCAGTCATGTGATACAGAACATCGGTCAGAAAGGAGGGCTTGACCATGAGCGAAGAAACACATCCCGGTGAGATGCAGACCTCTGTTGGGGCACCGGATTATATGGAAAAAGCCAGAGAACTGGCCGATTCCTATCCACAGCTTCTGGCGAGAAAGCAGGAACTCAAGCGGCAGATCGATGAATCCCATGCATGGTTCTATACCCGGGACGAGGTCATCTACAAGCTGTCGCAGGGAGCGCATGAGCAGGGCGAGCGTGTCCATACCAGCGGCACATCCAACCCGGTGGAGCGCACCGTCCTCAACTGCGACAAGGTGCTGGCATCCATGAACCGGGAAATTCAGGAGCGACGGGATGAGGAGCTGATCACTCCGTACCGCCGGGTCTGTGAGGAAATCGAGTTGTTTGAAATCGGGTTGCGCAGTCTGCGAGGGCGGACACAGCTCGTTGCCCAGCAGCTCTTTGTGCAGCGGAAAGCCATCCCCACGGTGGAGGACGGTGCCGGGAAACCGCTGGGTCGGAAGACCGTGGAGGCTGAGCGGGAGAGGGCACTTACTGGAATTGCCCAGACGCTGGAACGATTGGAGGCGTAATTTTGAAAGATACAGAGAAGGTAACGGAGGCCATGCTTGCCACAGTGGTCTCTGCTTGCGAGAAATACCGCATGATTGAAGCCGAAGAGCAGAAAGCCCAGGCTGAACTCCACAAGCACGCAAAGTCAGAAAATGAAGCAATTTATCCAAAGGAGAAAGCCATGTACGAGAAGCTGGCGGCGGACACTTCGACACGCTGCCTCATGGCCTATCAGTGGCGGCGAGACTTCAATATCGCTTTGCAGAAGGTGGAGCCATTCAAGGCACGGATGGTGCTGGAGCAGCATTTCATCCGGGGCCAACCCCTCAAAGCTATCGAGATTGGCTGCGGTAAGACCATGAGCCGCACCACGGCAACGCACTACAAGAAGGTCGGAATCCGGGGGTTTGCCAGGGAACTGGAGAAGATTCTCCCGGATCTTGAAAGCAAGGAAAAAATTATTCTTGGAAAGTGAACACTTTCCGAGCATCGTTGTACGCCGACCGTACTTGATTGAACATTTTTCTTGTTTACGGTACGTCCGCAATTTGGTATAATTTATACTGGAAAAGCTGGATAGAGAAACGTATTGCCGAGGCAGTCAGAAATGATTTTGCTTCGGCTTTTTTGTTGCGGCGATCGATTCGCCGCCAAAGCTGTGCCTTCTCTGTCCGGCTTTTTACTTTTACATCAACCTAAGGTCTATCGACCGGGAAAAAAGGTGAGTTTTCATTGGGTCGCAAGAATAAAAACGGTCGTTCAAGACCTCATGTGAATAAATACATCAACCAGAAAGGGCGGCTGCTGCGCAAGCAGCGCACAGCCCGGACTGAAAAGTCTGCCCAGAAGGAAGCGTTGCGGCAGGACATATCGCAGCAGGATTCTCCGCAGCAGATCGTGCAGCGGTTCGAGATCTGGTTTGCCGAGCTGGGCAACCATTACGGCAGTTCCGTGCAAAGCGGCAGCCGCCCTGTGCTGGTCATCAGCAACGATGTGGCAAATCGGTTTTCCAGCACGCTCACGGTGATCCCCCTGACCACCGTGCAGAAGAAGCTGGGTCTGCCCACGCACATCCAGATTGCAGAGGCAGACTGCCAGATGATCAATGACCATGCGTATCTGCGCAACTCTGTCGCACTGGCAGAGCAGGTCACGACCATCGGAAAGAACGCCCTGCTGAACAAGCTGGGCAGCTTGACCTCTACCGCCAAGCAGAGGGAAGTGGAGCTGGCAATCGTGGTGTTCTTTAACATGGGCACTGCCGACACTACTACCAAGAAGGAGGCGAGAACGTGGTAGACATCAAAAATATCCCTGCGAGACTGAAAAGTGACTGCCGGTTCTGCGTCTGGAAGTTTGAAAAGCGAAGCGGTCAGAAGACCAAGATGCCGTACAACCCGGCCAACGGTGACCGTGCCAGAATCAACGACCTGCGCACATTTGCCGATTTCAAGACTACCCTCATGACCTATGCCATGGGCGGGTACGACGGCATCGGCATTGCGGTCGGCAACGGCATCGGTGCTTTTGATATCGACCACTGTTTCAGAGAGGATGGGACGCTGAACGACACAGCAGCGACCGTCCTTTCCATTTTCCCCACGGCATACGTTGAGAAGTCTCCGTCCGGTAAGGGACTGCGAGGCTTTTTTGGTGTGCCGGAAGATTTTATCTACGACAAGACAGTCTATTACATCAACAACCGAAGCAAAGGGCTGGAAGTGTATATGCCCGGTGCGACAAACCGCTTCGTCACCGTGACGGGAGATGTTTACCGCACAGGGGAGATCCCCAACGATGAGACGGCGATGACCACCTTGCTGGATTCGCTGATGAAGCGCAACAAGCAGGTGCAGAACACCCAGCTTCGGCATCACTCGTATCTGGACGATGACGCAGTCATTGCCCACGCAGAGGAGGCCAGCAACGGTGACAAGTTCAAGAAGCTCTATGCCGGTGACTGGGAAGAACTCTATGACAGCCAGTCGGATGCGGACATGGCACTTCTGTCCATCCTTGCGTTCTGGTGCGGCTGCGATGAAGAACAGATGGACCGCATCTTTCGCACCTCCGGCCTGATGCGTGACAAGTGGGATCGTCGGCAGGCCGGTACGACTTACGGTGCGATCTCCATTCGGAACACCGTCAACACCTGTGCAGCGGTGTACGTTCCAGTCAACGCACAGGACATCGTGGACGAGGAGTTCACAAACCTTGACCCGGAGTCTAAATCCCCGGAGTTCCAGCCGGACATCACAAAGCTCACCCTGTCACTGGATGAGATGGCTCCGCACACCAATCCCAGATACGGCAGGGATGAGATCGGCATGGGCAATATGTTTGCCGATTTCTTCAAGCCCATCGCCCGGTATAACAGTGAGCGCGGCATCTGGTATGTCTATGACGGGAAGGTCTGGCAGCCGGACACCGAAAACCTCAAGGTGGCGGAACTGGCGAAGCTGCTGGCGGACAAGCTGTATGTGTTTGCCCTGACGATCACAGAGGAGGATGCCCGAAAGCGATTCATCGACCGGGTGCGGAAGCTCCAGCTCCGAAAGCATCGGGAAACCATGCTGAAGGATGCAAAGTCTGTGTTTCCACTGTCCATGAAACACTACGACCGGGACATCTACCTGTTCAACTGCCAGAACGGAACGCTGGATCTGCGGACGATGGAGTTCCGGGAACACCGCCCGGACGACTACCTCACAAAGGTGTCTCCGGTCATCTATGACCCGAAAGCAGACTGCCCTCGCTGGCGGACTTTCATCACAGAGATCATGCAAGGGGATAAGGCGAGAGCCGACTATCTGCAAAAAGCCATCGGATATGCCTTGACTGGCGATACGAGGATGGAATGTCTGTTCATCCTCTATGGTCCTACTTCCCGAAATGGCAAGGGTACCACCATGGAAAGCATCCTGCGGATCATGGGCGAGTACGGCAAAAACGCCGACCCCACCATGCTGCAGGCAAAGTTCAATGCCCAAAGTGGTGGACCGTCTGAGGAAATCGCTCGCCTTGCCGGCTCCCGGTTTGTCAATATCTCAGAGCCGGAGAAGAAGATCACGCTGGATGCTGCCCTGACCAAACGCCTGACTGGTAACGACACCATTACGGCCCGATATTTGCATGAGAATAGCTTCGAGTTCCGTCCGAACTTCAAGATCTTCATCAACACGAACCACCGTCCGAACATCACGGACCTGACCTTGTTCGAGTCCGGTCGTATCAAAATCATTCCCTTTGACCGCCACTTTGATGAAAAAGAGCAGGATAAGGGATTGAAGGGCTTCTTTGCGGAACCGGAAAATATGTCTGGTATCCTGAACTGGATGCTGGAAGGGTATAAGTTGTTTCGCAGTCAGGGTCTGGAGATGCCGGATTCTGTCGTGCAGGCCACCATGGACTACCAGATGTTCTCGGATAAGATGGGGCAGTTCTTCAGTGAATGTCTCCAACCGAAAGCAGATAGTGAGCTTCGCCGTGCTGCCGTTTATACACGCTACAAGGAATGGTGTGCTGAAAACGGGTACAGGGCAGACTCGGCCAAGGCGCTGAATGCCGAGATCGACAAGAGGTACACCGTTCAGAAAAAGCGTCCGGCGGATGGTGTCGGCAGTACGACACAGATCGTTTTGGGCGTGGAGTTCTGCCTCTCCGAAACCACAAAAGGCGACTTCAATGTAGTGCCGGAGTGATCTAGGCATGACCACAAGGGCGGCAAGACTCAGCCGTGATAGCGGCTCGTCCTGACCATAAAAGTTGGTTTTTGCAGCTCCGCAAGGCCGCTTCTGAGCTTCGACCAGCAACATCGGCAACAGACCGGCAACGAAAAAACGCTGATATATCGGCGCTTTTGGATGTGTTGCTGATGTTGCGACTCAAAACCCTATTTTTTTATTATTCTTTTCTTTTATATGCGATTTACTTTTTACCAGCAACATTAGCAACAAAAGATAAAAAGAGTAGAATGAAAGCCTTAAAAACATCGTAATAACAATGCTTTTTAAGAATCTGACCCCTCATTTTGTGAGGGAAGAACCGGCAACAGACCAGCAACAGAAAAATGGAAGCCACACGATACTTAGCTGGCAGCTTTTGTGGGAGCCTACGTTTGTGGGCAACGGCAAAGGCGGCCTGCTTTGTGATACATGAAAGCGAGGAACAGCTATGAGCAAGATTATCACCTGTGAGCAGGTCAGCAATGGTCATCCAGACAAGATCTGTGACCAGATCGCAGACGCCATTGTGACCGACATCCTCCAGCACGACAAGAACGCCCGTGTGGCAATCGAGTGTCTGCTGAAACGCAGCCAGCTCTTTATTGCCGGCGAGGTCACCACCGACTACCAGCCCAACTACCAGCAGCTCGTCCATGAGGTCATCACCCGCATCGGTGTTGACAAGATGGGCTTTGATTTCCGGGAACTGCTCCGCATCGGCATCCTGGTCGATAAGCAGTCGCCGGATATCGCACTGGGCGTGGATAAGGGCGGTGCCGGTGACCAGGGCATCATGTACGGCTACGCCACCAACGAGACGGCAGAGCAGATGCCGATCCCCTACATGGTCGCCACCAAGTTCCTGCAACTGCTGAAGAACCATCCGTCCAAGATGTTCCGGGCAGATGCCAAGGCACAGGTCAGCTACGACTACGACACCGGCCGGATCACCACCTTCCTCTGTTCTGTGCAGCATGGCCCGGACGTGGAGGTCAGCGACTTCCGCCACATCATCGAATCCATGATGGTGCTGGCTGCCTGTGAATACGGTCTGGACGGGAACTTCCAGAAACTGGTGAACCCCACCGGCCGGTTCGTGCTGGGCGGCAGCTACGCCGACTGTGGTGTCACCGGCCGTAAGCTGGCGTGCGATACCTACGGGGGCATCGGTCGAATGGGCGGCGGTGCTCTGAGCGGCAAAGACCCCACCAAGGTGGACAGGTCCGCAGCGTATATGGCACGGAAGATCGCCAAGGATATCGTGCAGGCAGGTTACGCTGACAAGTGCGAAGTCCAGCTGGCGTATGCCATCGGTGTGGTACAGCCGGTGGGCGTGGCGGTGGAGTGCTTCGGCACGGAACACCAGCCGCTTGACTTCATCCAGGCTTACGTCAAGGACAGCTACGACCTGACCCCGCAGGGTATCATCCAGCGTCTGGGGCTGCTGGACGTGGACTACAACAAGGTCAGTGCCTACGGTCACTTCGGCAAGCCCGGTCTGCCGTGGGAGGAATGACCCGTGCCCCGCAGACCCAAGGTGCCGTGCCGACACCCCGGTTGCCCGGAGCTCGTTGAGCCGGGCAACCTCTACTGTGCAAAGCACCTGCCGCTGCACCCGGAAGTTACACGCCCGGCGGGTAAGCGTGGCTATACACGGCAGTGGCAAAAAATAAGCAGGCAGTACCTCCAAGCCCATCCGCTCTGCGCCGAGTGCATGAGGCAGGGGAGATACACGAAAGCCACCGTGGTAGACCATATCACACCGCACCGTGGCGATCCCGGACTTTTCTGGGACGAAGCTAACTGGCAACCGATGTGTAAGCAATGCCATGACCGCAAGACTTTGACCAAAGACATCCACCCGGTGTACCACTACTGACCCCCACCGGGGGCCGGGGTCACTTCTCTGTGGTGAAGTCAACAGAAGACCGGTGGCCCCTTTCGTGTAAAAAAACGCAAAATTCATAGGCCGGGGGTCCCGGAATTAACGGCGCAAAATGAACAAGGTGAAGATGAGGGCATCGGGGTGAACGCTCCGGTGCCTTTTGTTTTCCCCCGAAATGAACCAAAGCGTGTGAAAACCCTTGCAACATGGGCTTTTTCGCACGTTTTAGCTTGTTCCGGGACATGGAGAAGCCAGCAGCAGCCGGACGCCGCAAAAACAAACTAACCCGGCGGGGCAGGGCCGGCTGCCGCTTCGCTTCTTTTCGTATGCTTTTTGAGATTTTCCACTGGAACCGACATAGAAACGGCGAAAAATGAGGACGGGGTGAGGATGGATGGAAGATTACACGGCCGAGATGATCAAGGACATGGCATTTTCCTTCTGTCCGCAGTGTGGTGCTGCCATCGTTCCGAACCATCGGGGACGACCGAGAAAATTCTGTTCCCCGGAATGCCGATCCAAGTGGAACAACACCCACCCAAGACCGCAGAACTGGAAGACCGTGCGGTCAAAGGTCTGCCCGATGTGCGGCAGAGAGTTTTCCTACCGCCACCAGTACGGACTTCCAAGAAAATATTGCAGTCGAGCCTGTGCCAATAAGGGCAGGGCGAAGGGAGAAAGCAGCATTGGAAAATAAAGTGATCGGCGTATTTGCAGTCTGCAACACCGCAGGCATCTGTGTACATGAGATTGACCATGCAGAGGACAGAGTCCTTGCTTCCATGAACGGGATAGCCCCGGAATGGTATCCGATTACGGAAAAACCGCAGTCGGAGATGGGCGGGGACAGCGATGAACTGGAGTCGGGCTTTGAGTTCGGCTCCTTTTTTGTTCCGTTCTCTGAGGTCATGCGTGTGTGAATCTAAACTGGGAGGAACTACATGAAAGCAACTGCTGAACTGAAAATGCTGCCGGTGTCCGTACTCAAGCCGGCGGCATACAATCCCCGGAAAAAGCTGAAGCCGGGGGACAAGGAGTACGAGAAGATCAAAAACTCCATTGAGGAGTTCGGTTTTGCCGATCCGCTGGTGGTCAATGCCGATATGACGATCATCGGCGGCCATCAACGCCTGACCGTTGCAATGGCACTGGGCTATATTGAAGTGCCTTGTGCGGTGGTGGACATCGACAAGACCCGAGAAAAAGCTCTGAACATCGCGCTCAACAAGATCACCGGCGCATGGGATGATTCCCTGCTGGCTGACCTGCTGAAAGATATCGAGAACTCCAACTTCGACTTGGGCAAGACGGGCTTTGAGCCGCCTGAGATCGAGACGCTGTTCAACAAGGTCCACGACAAGGACATCAAGGAAGATGACTTCGATGTGGAATCTGAGCTGAAACAGCCGACCTTCTCGCAGGCAGGTGACCTTTGGATGCTGGGCCGGCACCGTGTTCTGTGCGGTGATTCCACGAAGGCGGAGTGCTACGATACCCTGATGGACGGCGTGAAGGCCAACCTTGTGCTTTCCGATCCCCCGTACAATGTAGATGTGGAAGAAACGGCCGGTAAGATCATGAACGACAACATGGGCGACTCGGAATTCTACGAGTTCCTGCTGGCATCGTTCAAGCAAATGCACGGTCATCTGGCGGATGACGGTTCCATCTACATCTTCCACGCCGATACGGAAGGTCTGAATTTCCGAAAGGCGTTCAAGGATGCGGGATTCTATCTGTCCGGGTGCTGTATCTGGAAAAAGAATGCTCTGGTGCTGGGTCGCAGTCCCTATCAGTGGCAGCATGAACCCTGCCTCTATGGGTGGAAACTGAAGGGCAAGCACCAGTGGTACTCCGACCGTAAGCAGACCACCATCTGGGAGTACGACCGTCCCAAGGCCAACAAGGATCACCCGACCATGAAGCCCATCGGCCTGATGAGCTATCCCATCCGCAACTCCACCATGACCAACGGCATCGTCCTTGACCCCTTCCTCGGCAGCGGCTCGACTTTGATCGCCTGTGAGGAGACTGACCGGGTGTGCCGGGGCATTGAGCTTGACCCCAAATTCGTGGATGTCATCGTCAAGCGCTATATCGAGCACAGCGCAGACCGCTACGAGGATGTGTATGTCCTCCGTAGCGGTCAAAAGCTGAAGTTCGATGAGGTGGCATCATTCCAGCCGGAACAGGAGGACGCAGATGACTGAACCCAGATGTGTCCTGTTCCATGACAACTTCCAGAACTTCAAGTCCTACAACATCCCCAAGGCACAGCTGGTGATTGCCGACATCCCGTATAACATCGGGTCGGACTTCTACGCCAGTCGCCCGGATTGGTATGTGGACGGAGATAACCGGAACGGAGAGAGCGATAAGGCCCGGAAAGCGGCATTCAACACCGACTTCACTTTCAATATCGCAGAATACTTCCATTTCTGTAACCGGCTGCTGAAGAAAGAACCCATGAAAGGGAAAAAGGGCGCACCGTGCATGATCGTGTTCTGTGCGTTCCAGCAGATCCCCAAGGTCATCACGGAAGCTGAGAAGTACGGATTCAAAAACTATATCCCGCTGACCTTCTGTAAGAACTACAGCCCGCAGGTCTTGAAAGCCAACATGAAGATCGTGGGTGCAACGGAGTATGCGCTGGTCCTCTACCGGGGCAAGCTCCCGAAGTTCAACAACGTCGGTGAAGACGGCAAGTCCCACATGATCTTCAATTGGTTTGACTGGAAACGGGATGGCAAGGACTATCCGAAGATTCATCCGTCTCAGAAACCGGTGTCCGTGCTGAAACGCCTGATCGAGATCTTTACCGATCCCGGAGATGTGGTCATCGACCCTTGCGCCGGCAGCGGGGCAACGCTCCGCGCGGCCAGAGAACTGGGACGTGACAGCTACGGATTTGAAGTGTCCAGGGACTTCTACCTGAAAGCAAAAGAGCAGATGCTCGGAGAGGAGGCTGTATGAGCACCGAATCGAATATCCAACTGACCCTCGGCAGCCTCTTTGATGGCTCCGGGGGTTTTCCTTTGGGCGGTTTACTGACAGGTTGTATCACACCGCTGTGGAGCAGCGAAGTGGAACCCTTCGCCATCCGGGTCACGACCAAGCGTCTGCCGGAGGTAAAGCACTACGGGGATGTGTCCGCCATCAACGGCGCAGACCTGCCGCCGGTGGACATCATCACCTTTGGCAGTCCTTGTCAGGATATGTCCATTGCCGGCAAAAGAGACGGTCTGGATGGTTCACGGTCCAGCCTGTTCTATGAAGCAATTCGCATCGTGAAGGAAATGAGGTGTAAGACCAATGGAGCAAAACCAAGATTTATCGTGTGGGAGAACGTGCCGGGGGCCTTCTCCTCAAACAAAGGACAGGACTTCAAAGCCGTCCTCGAAGCCGTCATCGGTGTTAAGGAACCGTCCGCCGAGGTGCCTGCACCTGACAAAAAAGGCTGGCCCGATGCGGATTACTATCTGGGAGACGGATGGAGCGTCGCGTATCGAGTTCTTGACGCTCAATGGTGGGGCGTACCCCAAAGGAGAAAACGCATCTACCTTGTCGCAGATTTTGCAGACCACGGTGCCCCCAAAATATTATTTGAGTCCGAAGGCGTGTCTGGGTATTCTGCGGAGAGCTTCCGTGCGTGGCAAAGAGCTGCCTCCGGTGCTGAAGGCAGCACTGGAACGGCAGGCTGCTGCGGAAGAATCTGCCTGAACGACCAGGGCGGGGAGAGGATGGATGTGACCGAGGAGGTGACCTCCACTCTCCAGGCAGAGGCACATCACCCGCCTTGCGTTCTGGAATCCGCAGGTTTTTGTACCGAACACTCCGCCAATGCGAGGAGCATCGGATATGAGGAAGAACGTTCTCCCACCCTCCGTGCCGGAGTCGTGCCTGCCGCCATCGCTCTGGAAAATCATCCGACTGATAGCCGGGTGAAGATCGCAAGGGATGGCAAGGTACAGACGCTGACCAGCAGATGCGGTACGGGTGGAGGCAATGTTCCGCTGGTTCTGGATGGCGTAGAAAACAGTAGGGAAGGGGTGGAAAACTTGCCGGCCGTCACGCTGAAGATTCGCTCTGGGTGTGAAGGAGGCGGCAAGGGCGCCATCTGGCAGGAGGATAAGTCCGCCACCCTCGGCTGCAACAATGACCAAACTGTATTCGTCCCGAAGTGCTACGGTGTCTGCTCGAAAGCCAGCCATTCCATGATGTCGGATAACCCCCACAGCGGATTCTATGAAGCGGAAACTTCCCGGACGCTGGATCGCAGTGGCGGTGACCCGACCTGCAATCAGGGCGGGCTGTGTATCTGTGAACCTGTTGTCTGCGTGGATCAGGGTGGAGGCAAGTCGAACTGCACGGTAGACGAACAGGTGGCACCGCCTCTGGCCTGCACCCATGGCGGCGCACCGGCAGTAGCCTTTACCCAGAACCAGCGGGATGAAGTCCGGGATCTGGGCGAAACAGCGGGTTCGCTGTCTGCACAGCCGGGAATGAAACAGCAGACCTTTGTGGCGCAGCCGGATGACGTGACGGCATTCCATGTGAATCAGCGCAATGAGCTGATCGACCTGCATGGAAAGTCCGGTGCGCTCATGGCGACCCGAAGCGACCAGATGCAGACCTTCGTGCTGCAGGGCAACATGATCGGCCGCAAAGACGAGAATGGTCCGCAAGGCGACGGCATCAACGAAGATGTCTGCTTTACGCTGGATGCCACTGACCGTCACGCAGTCTGCGCACCGGAGGATGTCTACGCCATGACCACCGGCTCCTTCATGAGGATCGAGGAGAATGTGTCTCCCACCCTTATGGCCCGGGACTTTAAAGACCCTGCCACCATAGCACCGGTGCCGCACCTGAACGATGGCGTGTCGGGAACGGTGGCGACCGGGGCACATCCCAGCGGCTTCAACGGGCAGGACGCTTTCAATGACCGGCTGGTCATCGATAACCCGGACGCACAGCCGGTTCCAGTGTCCTATACGGTTCGTCGTCTGACCCCGACCGAGTGCGCTCGGCTGCAGGGGTTCCCGGACTGGTGGTGCCGTGACCTCGAAACTGAGAATCCCACGGAAGAAGAAATCTCTTTCTGGCGGGATGTGTTTGAAACGCACCGCAGACTTGTGACTCAGGCCAAGAAGCCGAAGACGGAAAAGCAGATCCGGAAATGGCTGGCTGATCCGTATTCGGATGCCGCAGAGTATAAGCTCTGGGGCAATGGTGTCGCACTGCCGTGTGTCTTTTTTGTACTGTCCGGCATCGTCTGGGTGGCCGGATCGCCTGAGAATGGGAGTGAATCGGAGTGAGCATCACCCTGACTGCTTTTCGTGAGCAGCTCGAAACCATCTGTGCCACGAAACCGGACTATCGCATCGGCGGCAGCGGTACGGATGGTACCTGTGACTGCATTGGTCTTATCATCGGCGCAGTCCGCAGGGCTGGTGGGAGCTGGACAGGCATCCACGGCAGCAACTATGCAGCCCGGAAACAAATGGCGGACTTTGGAGAAATCAAAGCCGCAGATTTGTTTGTTGGCGAAGTTATCTATAAAGCCCGAAAGCCGGGAGACAGCAGCTATAGTCTGCCAGACCGTTACAAGGTCGGCGATGATTTGCTGGACTACTACCATGTGGGCGTTGTCACCAAGGTGCATCCGCTGGAGATCACACATTGCTCTACTACAGTGAACGGCAACAGCATCCACCGGGATGCAATGCTCGGCAAGTGGAGATATGGCGGCCGGCTGAAGGGCATCGACTATGGAATGATTCGGGAGGAAGCAGAGATGAGCGAAGTCAAGATGCAGGAGATCAGAAACAAGGCGACTGTCACAGGTGGTCGATTGAGTCTGCGTCAGGCTCCGTCCAAGACCTCTGACCGTCTGGCGTGGATTCCCAACGGTGCCCGGCTGGATGTGACCGGGCAGGGAGACGGCTGGTGTACTGTAACCTACGACACCATTCCCGGATATGTCATGGAACGCTACCTGATCCTTGACGGAGAAACCGAGGAAAAGCCCAAGACGGATGCCGAGAGACTCGAAGCACTGGAAAACCAGGCGGCAGAGTTTGAGCGTCGCATCGCTGCGCTGGAAGCAAGAGCCGGCTGAAACCAATAAAACGGCCCACCGTATTGCGAGGTTAGAATGACCCCGTGATACAGTGGGCGTACATATCGGATGATCTTGCACAGTCGTGTTTTGCACGGATCGTGTAAAAGGTCGAATATGAAGAATGTCGAGAAATGGCCTTGCTATTTCATCGATTCAGAGCGATATATGTGCTACCGAAAACAAAGAAAGGGGCACAAAGCCATGAAAAAGTATGCACTGAATATTGATGACCGCAAGGTTCTGGTAAGCCGCCTGATGGAGTTGACCGGGCTTCATTCCCGGTACACTTTCATGCCGCGCTGCGCTTACATCGTCGGCAGCTACACCGTAGAAAAGGAGGGAACGCTTGTGATCGAAGACAGCGCTGCGCCGGAGATCATCCGGACGCTGCTGGACGAGGGCATCATCCGTGAGGAAGGTGCGGAAACCCCGGGGACTCCGGAAACGGAAGCCACCTGTGGGGAGGCCACGGAATCGGAGTGTGAAGAGTCAGATGAGACTGTGGACGGCACCGAAGATACCCAGCCCACCGTGGAACCGGGCGCAACTGCCGAGGAATCCCCGGAAGCTCAGGAACCGGTGGACGTGGATGAGTCGATGGACACCGTGAACGACACCGATGCGGACGAGGCACCTGTTCCGACCGAACAGCCGACCTTGCAGGATGTGGACGAGCTGACCATCAGCCTTCCGATGTCTGGGCATACCGCCCAGAGCATCCGCAACTTCCTGAACCTGATGTACAGCCGCGGTCCTTTGTTGAACAAAGCAATGGGCACGAACTTCTCGGTATCGAACAGCCTGCTGGATGCCGTGGAACAGGCATCTACCCGCACGGTGGAGGAGATGCTGGATGAGCTGGAAGAGTACCGCCTGGGTGCCGGCACAACCGGCATGACTGGAATCTCTATCACGGCAGAAAAAATCAGCCTGACCTTTGCCGGTCCGCTGACGCAGGAGAAGGTGAGTGCATACACAGAACTTTGTTCCGCTATGAACCGGATGGCAGTTACCCAAAAGCGGATTCAGGCAAAGACCGTCAACGATGCCAATGAGAAGTACGCACTTCGCATCTGGCTGATCCGACTGGGTCTGAACGGGGATGAACACAAGACCATCCGCAAGCTCCTGATGCAGAACCTTACCGGTCATGCGGCATTCCGCACCAAGGAAGATGCCGAAAAGTTCCGGGTCAAGGAAAAGGCAAAACGAGATGCGCTGAAAGTCGCAAAACAGGCGACACACGGCGGCGTTTCTGCCGCCGAGGAAACGGCCGAAGCGGCAGCGGAAGCCCCCACACAGCCCGACTGTGGGGCTGACGGCGCACCCCAGGCGCAGGAGGCGGGAGCGTAAGCTCCTGACCCCTTATGGGGGCCGCTGGATAAGCGAGAGCTTCTTCCATTGTACCGATATTAACTCTGAAAATGTACAGTATCAAGTGTGTTTTTCACCATAATGTACACGATCTTTGCTCTGAATGATCGGTGATTATTTGACCCTTTATGGCCTTGATATCCTGCCCACATGACGGTAATATGCACATACCGCAAGGGGAACAGAACAAGACAAAAGGAGATAAACACCATGAACGATAAGACCAGAGAGCAGATCGAAGCCATGAAGATGCAGACCATCGGGGTCGAGGTTGAGATGAACAACATCACCCGCGAGAAAGCCGCCAGAAAGGTTGCCGAGTTCTTCGGGACGACCGCATGGTACGCAGCCGGCGAGTACGGGTACATGAGCTGGGCTTGCAAGGACCAGCAGGGCAGGGTTTGGAAATTCCAGCGAGACATCAGCATCCACGGACCGGAAGCTGAAAAGTGCGAGATGGTGACCCCCATCCTTACCTACGAGGATATCGAGACCTTGCAGGCGATCATCCGACTGCTCCGCAAGGCTGGCGCAAAGTCCAGCCCCAGCCGGGGATGCGGCGTTCACATCCACATCGGCAAGGGCAACCACACCCCCAAGACCCTGCGGAATCTGGTCAACATCATGGCCGCCCACGAAGAACAGATCGGCAGAGCGATTCGCATCGATGCAGGCAGAACCGGACAGTACTACCGAGTGGTCGACCCCCGATTCCTTGACCAGCTGAACAAGAGAAAGCCGACGACCATGACCGAGCTTGCCGACATCTGGTACGCCGGCAACCACGCAAACTACGGCAGAACGGCACATTACAATGAAAGCCGATACCATATTTATCAAGGCCATTTATCGACATAGATCCACCAAAGATATGGGCTGATGATCGTCGATAATATGACGTTTTATGGCCTTGCTATTATGCCGAAACGACGGTAATATGCACATACCGAAACGGAAAGGAAGGAAAAAACATGGAACGCTACACCTACGAGATCACCTTCACCCGGCTGGACGGCCAGCCCGACGAGACCCAGCAGTACACCGATGAGGGGGTTGCCAGAGAATGCTTCCGGCTTTTCGATGAGCCGGACAGCGCCGAGATGTACAGCCGCATCCGCCTGACCCGCCACGACTGGGAGACCGGCACGGACGAGGTTCTGGAAACCTTGGAATTTTGAGAAAGGGGAGAACGAACATGAAAATGGAACTGGACAAGAAGCTGGACACGATCCGGCTCAATGTATTGGCCGCCAATTTTGGCGACCTTGCCACTCGCCGTCAGATGATTCAGGAGTTCGGGGATTACCCGGATGCCCTGTGGGGTGTCAATGAAAATGGGGAGAAGGTGATGCTCAGCATCCGGAAGAACGGCATCACCGAGCGAGTGTTCCAGTCGAACCGGTGGGTTCGGGTCAACGAATACGACGCCGACGGCTGTGAGGCTGGCGAGACCTACGAAGGGCGCTGGGCAGAGTGCCCGAAATCCACGGCGCCGGAGACGGACGAGGAACTGGAGCTTTCGGATGCCCAGAGTGCCCGCAACGATGAGATCTACAACGCTGCGTATGAATTCTGCAAGGTCATGGCGGAGGATGACGACCTCCAATGGAACATGGAGATCCTCGGAGAACTTGCAGACCTTGCCGCCGAGCTCCTGACCCGGCACGGCAGCCGTGTGCGCTACCCTGCGGTGGTCACCGAACCGGACGGAAGGCAGTATATCGAGGAATACCACGACGGCGCAAAGTGACACATTTTCCGGAGTGCTGGGCTAGATGATCGTGTACATTAGCCGCTTGCTATCACCCTTGAGTGACGGTAATATACAATCACAAAAACGAAGGGAGATAAACACCATGACCTACACGAACATCCGACTTTTCACTGCCAACGGCATTCCGGAGGCACTCAGCAATCTTTGGTACGGCACCGACTGCTCGGTGGTCGAGATCCAGGATGCCATCGAAGATGCCGAGAACGCAGCAGACCTTCTGCGGCGCATCCAGAAGATGAAACTTCTGAAGAAGGTTGCCCTCGACCGGGAAACCGAACAGAAGGTGCGGTTCAAGACCACCGATTGCTGGGGCAATACAAGCTACCTCGAAATCCGCAAGTAAACCGGACGGATAGGGGCAAGGGGCTGGGAAACCGGCCTTTTGCTCGTGTCCGTCCAATGTCATACCGCCTGAATGTACACAAATCTAGGGGCGAATGATCGTGTATCATAGCCGCTTGATAGTGTGCGAAAGTGACGGTAATATGTGCATACCGAAAAGGAAAAACCCACGGAAAACACAAAAAACACGCTGGAGGATACAAAAATGACGAAGAATGAAAACCGCATCAATAAGCTTTTCGAGGAACTGGTTCCCACGAGCGGCAAGGCGGATAGCCTCGCCGGAGAACTGGTCAGAGCCACCGCACGGATCGGGTACCGATTCTTCAACGACGGCGACATGGTCAACCAGGGCTACGGCAAAGAAACCTGCAACCCCGCGGCCCGGTTCCTGATCGCCAAGGGCAACGCAGAAATCAGCAGCCTGACCGTAGCCCTTTGGGAGATCTTCAGCGAGGATGCCTACGAAAAGGTTCTGGATACCCTTGAGGGTGCGGTTGCCGACTACATCAAGCAGAACCCCGACCTTCGCAGCCAGCCCACCAAGGATATGTGGGATTACCGCGATATGGCGGAAGACTGGGACGACAGCTGCGATGAGGAAGAGGACTACGACGACTGCGAAGACGACTACGATGAGGAAGAGGACTACGACGACTGCGAAGACGACTACGATGAGGAAGAAGACTACTGAGCAGAAAACTGCGGGGGGGCTTGCCTGAAAGGGCGGCCCCTTTTCCTGTGCTAGGGCTCTCAAATATACACCGATCCTGGCGTGAATGATCGTGTAATCTGCGGCCTTGCTATCTGCGGGACGTGACGGTAATATACAGTCACAAAAACGAAAGCGAGGTACATAGACATGAAAAAGCAGACCCTGACCAGGAAGCAGCAGAAAGCCCTGCTGGACATCGCAAAGCGCCTGATGGTGGAGGTGGAAAACCGAGGCGACCTTGAAGCGCACGGCTGCGACAGTGAGGATTTCATCGAGGTTCCCGTCTGGGGCATCCAGAAAGCCATGGAGGAAGCCTACCTTCTGGGCAAGGCGGAGAAGTAAGCCCGACACAGCCCCCACAAAGGGGGCGCAGATGCAAGCCAACAAACTCCCCCAACCAAACCGCACAAGCCCCACACAGGGGCTGTGTGGCGAGGTGGTGGGGCAACGGAGGAATGAGTATGAACGACGAAAGAGTCATGGACCTTATCGTGGACATCTACAACAATATGAATGACGAGGATAAGGCTGGCTTCACGCTGGAAGCTGCCAAGGAGATGGTCAAGGACCAGATTGAAATTGATTTTTCCCAAGGTCGTGAGCCGCTGGAATACGACCCCCAGCTCTTTTATGAAGTAATCCGGGAATTCATTGAACAGGATGCCGAGGACGGAGAGTGATGTACATTCTGCCCGGTATTCCGGGCGGATGATCGTGCAGCATAGCCGCTTGCTATCCTCCCCACATGACGGTAATATGTGCATACCGAAAGGGGAAGACCCTACGGAATGAAAAAACACGGAGGATTTCACCATGAAGAAGCATCTGAACAACTTCCCGGAACACAGCATCAGCATCGAGAGCTACTACGACCTGCTCAGTCCCTGCAACGACAGCATCCTGCAGTTTGGCGACCGGGTTCTGGTTGCCAAAACGAACTGGAAGGGCGGCGTGGAGGCTGCGGTTTACGGATTCGCTGAGGACCCCAAGGAAGGGCTTTCATCGATCGAGTGCCGACTGGAACTGCTGAAGATTTCGGATGAGGTCTTCTCGGATGCCGGACACGCCATCGAATGGTGCATCCGGAACGCACACTGAGATATGGGCGGGGGCTCCCTGCGGGGGGCTTTTGCTCGTTGCGGCAGATCTTCCGTGCGCAGGATATACACATATCCGACAAGACTGTGGGCGAATGATCGTGTATCATAGCCGCTTGATATACTTCCCCAGTGACGGTAATATACAGTCACACCGAAGGGGAGAAGCCCCACGGAAAACAAAGCATACGGAGGATACAGACCATGATGAAGAAAGCCAAAACCTACCTTGCCAGCATTCAGGCGGCTGCCACCGAGCGAGAGCTGACCGGCATTGAGCTCATGTTCAAGCAGGACATGAGCATCAACTGCGATGACCTTGGCAAACTTTGCCGGGCAGCCGAGGACAAGCGGTACACCCTGCGGAACAACGCCGAAACCCTGCAGCTCAAGGACATCCTTTTCCAGCGGACGAGAGCCGAGATGGATGCCTACCACGACATGAGCCACAAGCCGGAGAGCTGGACGGCCGAGGACATAGAACGCCAGCGCATCCGATTCTGCGCGGTCTGGCAGGTCATCGAGGAGGCAGAGCTGGTCGATGAGTACGAGGCTTGGAAAGAAGCCAACCCCAACGCATAACCAATAAAGGACACACGCCCCGCAGGGGGCTGTGTCTCGTATCCGCCGTGTTTGATATACAAAGGACTTCTTCGGAGGTCCTTTTTCTTTTGCCCATTTTTACAGAAGGGAGGGATAGCCAATGGCTACCAGAGGCAGAAAACCGAAGCCGACCGCCATGAAGGAACTGGAAGGCAATCCGGGCAAGCATCCGCTGAATACCAGCGAACCGAAGCCCACAAAGAAAGCACCGGCGTGTCCGAAATGGCTGGAGCCGGAAGCAAAAAAAGAATGGCGGCGTCTTGCCAAGCAGATGGAAGCCATCGGCATCCTGACCGAAGTGGACATGGCTGCCTTCGCCGGCTATTGTCAGGCATACGCACGATGGAAAGAAGCAGAAGAATTCATCACCCAGCACGGCACCATCGTCAAAACGCCCTCCGGCTATTGGCAGCAGGTGCCGCAGGTCTCCATTGCACAGACCTATCTGAAAATCATGAACCGCTTTGCCGAGCAGTTCGGTCTGACCCCATCCTCCCGAAGCCGGATCATTGCCTCGGATTGCAGCCCTGCGGATGCTGCTGATGAGATGGAAAACCTGCTGGGAGGTGGCGGATGATGGAGAGCAGACCGAAGAACTACCCAAAACTCAAAGACTACAAGCCCAGCCGCTTCATGCTGCCGACCTGTCACTACGATAAAGCCAAGGCCGACCGCGCCGTGCGCTTTATCGAAAACCTCCGACACACCAAAGGCAAGTGGGCGGGCAAGCGGTTCTGGCTGCTCCCTTGGCAGGAGCAGATCATCCGGGATGTTTTCGGTATTGTGGATGAGCGCGGAAACAGACAGTTCCGCACAGCTTATGTCGAAATCGGAAAGAAGAACGGCAAGTCGGAGCTGGCCGCTGCGGTGGCATTGTATCTGCTGTTTGCCGATAACGAGCCCTCCGCAGAAGTCTATGGCGCTGCCGCCGACCGGCAGCAGGCATCCATCGTCTTTGACGTTGCCAACCAGATGGTGCAGATGACGCCGGCACTCATGAAACGCTGCAAGATTATGGCGGCAACCAAACGCATTGTGAATTACAGCAACGCCGGGTTCTATCAGGTGTTGTCAGCGGAAGTCGGCACGAAGCACGGCTTGAATGTGTCCGGTCTGGTGCTGGATGAGGTCCATGCCCAGCCCAACCGCAAGCTCTACGATGTCCTGACCAAAGGTTCCGGTGACGCCCGTGAACAGCCGCTGTTCTTCCTGATTACCACGGCCGGCACGGACAAGGAGAGTATCTGCTATGAGCTGCACATGAAAGCCCTTGACCTGCTGAACGGTCGGAAAATTGACCACACCTTTTACCCGGTGGTCTATGGTCTGACCGATGAGGATGACTGGCACGATGAAGTCAACTGGTATAAGGCCAACCCCTCACTGGGACAGACCATCCAGATCCAGCGCGTCCGGGATGCTTACCAAGAGGCACTGGACAACCCAGCAGAGGAGAATGTATTCAAGCAGCTCCGTCTGAATATGTGGGTGTCCTCTCTGACCCGATTTATCCCGGAACACATCTATGACCTCGGCAACCAGCCAATCGATATGGAAGCCCTCAAAGGCCGTGACTGTTACGGTGGACTGGACTTGTCCAGCACCGGTGACATCACGGCTTTTGTGCTGATGTTCCCGCCCAGAACCCCGGAGGAAAAGTACATCATGCTGCCGTTCTTCTGGATTCCGGAGGATACGATTCCCCAGCGTGTGCGCAGGGCATCTGTGCCCTATGACATTTGGTTCCAGCAGGGCTACCTGATGGCGACCGAGGGCAATGTCATCCATTACGGGTTCATCGAAAAAGTCATCGAAGAACTGGGCAAGACTTATCATATTTTGGAAATCGCCTTTGACCGATGGGGAGCGGTGCAGATGACCCAGAACTTAGAGGGGATGGGATTCACGGTCGTGCCTTTCGGACAAGGGTTTAAGGATATGAGCCCGCCCACCAAGGAGTTCTATAAGCTCCTGATGGAAGGACGTATCGTTCACGGCGGCAACCCCATCATGGCATGGATGGCCGGCAATGTGGTCGTGGACACTGATCCGGCCGGCAATATTAAGCCTACCAAGGTAAAGTCGCCGGAGAAAATCGACGGTATCGTCGCTGCGATCATGGCACTGGACCGCTGCATCCGAAATGAAGGACAGCAGCAGGGCAGCATCTACGATGAACGTGACATGATCGTTTTTTGATATACAAAATCATGGAGGATAAGAATATGAAGTATCTGATGAGTGCAGACTGGTGGCGCGCAGCAAGTATCCGCGCCGCAAAGACCATGTTCCAGACCGGTGCAGCTCTGGTCGTGACCCAGATGCCCAGCGGTACGGTGGACTGGATGGCGGTAGGCAGCGCAGCGATCGTGGCGGGCGTGGCCTCCCTCGGTACCAGTCTGGCCGGTCTGCCGGAGCTGGAGAAAGAATAAAAGACAAAAAGAAAAAGAGCCCGACGCATCAGGCTCTTTCAAGGTGTTGTCCGAAGACGACCACCGCAATTCATAGCTATACTATACCACAAGAAAAGAAATTATGCAAGAGAATCTTACGAATTGGAAATGAAATTTTGCAGCTGGCGCAGATGTGGACGTTGCTGAGTGCCTAGAATTTGATTGCAGACATTTGCCGGGAGTTGTGTGCGCAATTCATCGGTCAAGGCAATATACGCATTCAAAAATTGCTTGCAGGATGTTTTGGTTTCACCCATTTTTCTGAGAACGTAGGTTAGGAGTATGACGTATGAATAAATATATTTGAAATCCAGATTTGAAATGCCTATTTCGGTTTCTAAAAGTGCAACAAGACGCTGATTGATCTCACCAGTTTGGAACCGCGTGTCGAAAATAGTGTTGTTGTGAGCAACAGCATTACGGAGGTCTTTGATTGAATAAATAATGAACTCTGTAATTCTTCCATCAGCGTCAAGTTGACTGGGCAGGTGAAGTATTGCAGAAGTACTCTTTTTGACATTCGCGTTTGCACACGCAAAGAAAGTTCCGAATTCACCTAGTGCCAGGGATTCAAAAGCCGCCCAAATAGGTATGGACCGGTCGGTGTCAAAAAAATGATTGACGGTTTGCTTTTTGTTTCCATAATCACGAAGCAAAGCACTATTGATTTTGCTACGAAGCGACATGCGTTTTGCGTATTCCTGATGATAGTTTCTGCTACCTGGAGTGAAGGAACGGTAGTTTGTGATTGATTTACCGAAGATTGTGTCGATGTTCTCAGAATGAGAATCCTTAAGTGTGGCTTCAATCACATAGCTCTTTAATGCAGTTTCGATAAACATGACCTTAGGGTAAAACAACGCTTTCAATTTCATATCGAAATTGTTTAAAGCAGAGACTTCATCAAACGAAGAAAAAGCAATCCTTTGGTTCGGGGTTCGGATAAACCGATAGCCCTTAAAACCATGATAGTAGCCCATGTTGCGCAATGACTGGGACTGATTGCTTTTGACAGTAATATGATGTTTGGAACGCAGATATCGCATCAACTGATTTATCGTCAGCATGGAAAAACCTCCGTAAGCAACAGTATAGACTATATTATACCACTTGTTGGAACACAAGGAAAGAAAAAATGAAAGGATTTGCTGAAAAATGACATTCTGGGAATGGCTAGGTTTTGAAAACCCAAGGGACTCCCCCAAAACAGAATCACCACCCAAACAAGGTCTGCCAGAGGTCACGGACAATGTCCGCGATTCCGGGCAGACCTTTGTGTTTGGTCGTTCCAATGCAGGAGAGCAGGTGGACGAAAAAGCCGCCATGCAGATCCCGACCGTGTATGCCTGTGTTCGACTGCTGGCAGAGTCCATTGCGGCCCTGCCGCTGCATCTGTATCGGGTGACGGATGACAACGGCAACAAGGAAAAGGCACGGGATCATCCGCTGTACAAAATCCTGTATCGGCAGCCGAACCCGGAGATGACGGCTTTCGTCTTCTGGGAGACCCTGATGACCCATCTGCTCCTCTGGGGCAATGCCTACGCACAGATCGTCCGGGATGGAAAGAACACGGTACTGGGTCTGTATCCGCTGCTGCCGGAAAACGTCGAAGTGGATCGCGATGAAAGCGGAGAACTGTACTACATCTACCACGCCTATACGGATGAAGTTCCGGGAGAGCAGAACAAGGATATCTACTTTCGCCGGGATGAGATATTCCATGTGCCGGGGTTGGGCTTCAATGGCCTGATCGGTTTCTCACCGATTGCCATGATGAAAAACAGCCTTGGCACCTCCATTGCGGTGGATAAGTACGGCTCGGCGTTCTTCAAGAACGGCGCTCAGCCCAGCGGTGTGCTGGAACATCCCGGCGTCATGAAAGACCCGAACCGAGTCCGGGATAACTGGGAAGCGGCATACGGTGGCGCAGCCAACGCCCATCGTGTGGCGGTTCTCGAAGAAGGCATGACCTACAAGCCTGTATCGCTGCCGCCGGAAGACAGTCAGTTCCTTGAATCCAAGCAGTTCTCCGTCACGGAGATATGTCGCATTTTCCGTGTGCCTCCGCATCTGGTAGCGGATCTGTCCCATGCGACCTTCTCCAACATCGAATACCAGTCGCTGAACTTCGTGATGCATTCCCTGACTCCGTGGCTTGTCCGCATTGAGCAGGGCATCATCAAGGATCTGCTGCTGGAGGAAGAGCAGGATACCTACTTTCCGAAGTTCAATGTGGACGGTCTGCTGCGCGGCGACTACCAGAGCCGGATGAACGGCTATGCCACCGGCATCAGCAATGGTTTTCTGTCTCCCAACGATATCCATCGTCTGGAAAACATGGATCTGATCCCGGCTGACCAGGGCGGTGATGACTACTACCTCAACGGTGGCTATGTGAAGCTGAAGAATGCTGGACTGGCGCAGCAGAACAAGGCTGCCGCGGCCCAGCAGAATCAGCCTCAGCAGACACAGCCGGAGGAAGAAACCCCTGACAGCGAAAACCGGCAGAGTGAGAGTACGCCAAAACGACAGAAAGAAAGGAGAGCAATATGAAAAAGTTCTGGAACTGGATCAAGGACAGTGACGAGACCAGAACCCTTCGGCTGGAAGGCCCCATCGACGAGGAATCTTTCTGGGGTGATGAAATTACACCGCAGATGTTCCGGGATGAGCTGAATGCCGGTGAGGGTGATGTGACCGTCTGGATCAACAGCCCGGGCGGCAATGTGTTTGCTGCTGCCGAGATCTATACCATGCTCAAGGACTACAAGGGCAGCATCACGGTCAAGATCGATGCGATTGCTGCATCTGCGGCGTCCGTTGTTGCCATGGCCGGAGATACCGTCCAGATGAGCCCGGTTGCTATGCTGATGATCCATGACCCCAGTACCGTTGCGATGGGGAACACCAAGGATATGGAGAAAGCTATCGAGGTGTTGAACGAGGTCAAGGAGAGCATCATCAACGCCTACGCATCCAAGAGTGGCCTGTCCCATGCCCGAATCGCAAACCTCATGTCCAACGAAACGTGGATGAATGCGAAGAAAGCCGTGGAATTGGGCTTTGCGGATGAAATCCTTTTCTCAAAGAAAGAGGATGAACCTGACAGTGACCCGGTGAACCCCGATAAGCCGGAGAAGACTCCCGATGAAGAACCGGGCGAGGGCGAAGAAAAGAAGCCGTTCCAACAGGATACGGCAGGGCACCTTTTCTCCAGCCGTCAGATGGATCTAATCGTCCTGAATCGTCTGGGAGTCAAGCCTGATACCCCTGCGGCTCAAACGGAGCCGCCCAGTGATCTCCCTGCGGAAGCCGGTCCTGTCCTTGACATGGACGGAAAGACGGAGGAAGGGGATTACTCCTATAACGTCCTGATGAAACAGCTGGAGTGCATGAAATGATGCGCCCCGGCTTTTTTCATGCCGAAAACACGAAATTCATGGAGGTACAACACTATGAGTAAGATTCTGGAACTGCGCACCAAGCGCAATACCCTCTGGGAGCAGACCAAGGATTTCCTGGAAAAGAACCGCGGCGATAACGGTCTGGTCAAGGCCGAGGCTGTGGAGCAGTACAACAAGATGGCACAGGAGGTCAAGGACCTGGGTACTGAGATCGAGCGGCTGGAACAGCAGGCACAGATCGAGGCACAGCTGTCTGCGCCCACTTCCAACCCCGTCCATGCCGATCCTAAGAACGGTGCAAAGAAGGATGTAAAGCCGACTGCCACTGCCGAGTACGCCGAGAACTTCTGGAACATGATCCGCAACCGTGGTCACTACGGCGAGGTCCGCAACGCTCTGTCTGTGGGCGAGGATACCGAGGGCGGCTTTACCGTTCCCGATGAGTTCGAAAAGAAGCTGGTGGAGGCACTGGAGGAGAACAACATCTTCCGTGGCATGGCGACTGTCATCCGTACCAGCTCCGGCACCCGCAAGATTCCCATTGCAGAGGATACCGGCGAGGCAAGCTGGATCGATGAGGGCGAGGAGATCCCCGAAAGCGATGCGACCTTCGGTCAGACCATGCTGTCCGCTTACAAGCTGGGTACCATGATCAAGATCTCCAACGAGCTGCTGAACGACTCCGCCTTTGACCTCGCCACCTATATTGCCCGCCGTTTCGGTGTGCGTATGGGCAATGCGGAGGAGCGCGCCTTCATCACCGGTGACGGTGTTGGTAAGCCTCTGGGTCTGCTGGCTGAGACCGGCGGCGCAAAGGTCGGTGTCAAGGCTGCCAAGCAGGATGCTGTCACCTTTGATGAGATCTTCAAGCTGTACTATGCGCTGAAGGCTCCTTATCGCAAGAAGGCGCAGTTCCTCTGCAACGAGGCACTGGTGCTGCAGCTGATGACCATCAAGGACAACAACGGCAACTATATCTGGAAGCCGGGTCTGGAGATCGGCAAGCCCGATACTCTGCTGAACCGTCCTCTGAAGACCTCCGCCTTCATGCCGGAGATCAAGGGCGGCAACAAGGTCATGGCCTTTGGTGACTACAGCTACTACTGGGTGGCTGACCGCCAGAACCGCACTTTCCGTCGCCTGAACGAGCTGTATGCCCGCACGGATCAGGTCGGCTTCCTGACCACTCAGCGTGTCGATGGCAAGCTGATCCTGCCCGAGTCCGTGCAGCTCCTCCAGATGGCTGCCGGCGGCTGATAAGAGAGGGGGATGACCGATCATGGCACTGATCCCGCTTTTTGAAGCGAAGACCTATCTGCGCGTGGACAGCGGGGATGAAGATGCCCTGATCGGTATCCTGCTTTCCTCGGCCGAGCAGATGTGCAAGGATGTGGGCCGGCTTTCAGATGACCAGTGGGAGGCAGTCAATGCCGCTGACCGGGATGCCGAGAACGGGGTCACACCGACGAGGGAGCTGGAAGCCCTCCGCAGCACTTGCCGTGTGGCAATTCTGTATGCACTGGGCTATTTGTACGAGCACCGGGACGAAGCGGACCATAAGCAGTTGATGCTGACGCTTCGTTCCATTCTGTTCGCTGTGAGGGAGGGGGTGTTCTGATGATCGATAAGCTGAACGAGAGGATCACAATCCAGCAAAGTAAGCACATGACCGATAAGGTCGGAAATCATCGGAACGCATGGGTGGATTATTACACCTGCTTCGCCTACGCTTCGACCTATGAGGCGCAGGAGGATGAAGGTGAAGTCACAGCCGAGCAGAAAAGCGTGGTGTTCACGGTGCGATGGTGCAGTGAGGTCAATAAATTGACCTCCACCGGGTTCCGGGTACTGTTTCGTGGTGAGCTTTATGACATAACGTCAGTTGACCCCATGAACTACAACAAGAAAACCACAAAGCTGCATTGCAGGCTGGAACGGAGGCAGAAATGAGCAAGACCGTGAGCATTGACGGGATGGCAGAAGCCATCAATGAAGGCTTGCAGGAATATGCAAAGCTGGCATCCTTCGAGGTCAAACGGGCTGTTCGAAAGTCGGCCAAGACGGTCAAGGAACAAATCGAGACAGGCGCACCGTCTCGGACAGGGCGGTATAAATCCAGTTGGGTGGCAACAAAACAGGAAGAATCCAGCCAGAGCCTCCAGATGGTCGTCCATTCCAAGGACCGATACCAATTGGCGCACCTTTTGGAAAATGGGCACGCCAAGCGCGGCGGTGGGCGTGTGGCGGCAAGACCGCACATTGCTCCTGCCGAGCAGGAGGGTGTCGAGCTGCTCCAAAGCCTCATCGAGAAAGCACTGAAGTAGGAGGCACCATGACCCACGCAGAAGTCAAGGCAATGGTGGAAGAAATGGGGCTGCCCTATGCGTATGACCATTTCGCAGAAGGGGAGAGTCCCGATCCACCGTTCATCTGTTTCCTGTACCCGAGAGCGAAGAACTTCGGCGCAGACAACCTCGTGTACCACCATTTCAATCGGCTGGCTATCGAGGTGTACACCGATTACAAAGATCCGGATACGGAGGCAGCAATCGAAGAAGTCCTGACCGAACATGAACTCTTTTATGAAAAGAGTGAGGTTTGGATCGAGACGGAGAAGATGTATGAAGTCCTGTATGAGCTGACTGTCTAAGTCAGCCGCAGGGCTTTTTTCACGAGAGGAGAAAGCAATGGGCAAGAAAAGCAACAAGGTCAAGTATGGCCTGAAAAACTGCCATTACGCCAAGGCAACCTTTGACGAGGACGGCGGCGTTACCTACGATACCCCGGTACGCATTCCCGGTGCAGTCAGTCTGTCCCTGGATGCCAATGGTGAGATCGAACCGTTCTATGCGGACAACATCGCCTACTATGTCGTGAATAACAACTCCGGCTATGAGGGTGATCTGGAAATCGCCCTGATCCCGGAGTCCTTCCTCACGGACATTATGCACGAGGAACTGGACGGCAACGGCGTTCTGGCGGAAAACGCCAATGCCGAGCTGGAGCACTTCGCATTCCTGTTTGAGTTTGATGGCGACCAGCGGCATATCCGTCATGTCATGTACAACTGTGTCGCATCCCGTCCGGCAGTGGAGGGCGACACCAACGAGGACAGCAAGGAGGTCAAGACCGATAAGCTGACCCTGCAGGCAACTCCGCTGGCAAATGGCTATGTCAAGGCCAAGACCGGCACTAATACCAGCGATGATGTCTACAACAAGTGGTACGAAAAGGTCTACGAGCCGCAGTCTGAGGCATCCAGTATGGGGACTGAGGAGACTGATCCTCAGGGCTGATGAAAACGAGGCAGGGCTTCGGCTCTGCCACTACATTATTGTGTAAGGAGATTTCTAATATGAAAAAGCATCGTGTATTTTCCCTGTTTACTGTCATCTTTGTGGCTTTCCTGCTGTGCAGGGCTGTGACCATCGTACCGACCGGATACACCGGCGTGAAGACCAGCTTCGGTCAGATTCAGGAAACGACCATCCAAAGCGGTAAGCTGAACTTCACCGTTCCGTTCGTCCAGAGCATCCACACCGTAAATAATAAGCAGCAAGACAAGCATATCGAGGCGCAGATCTGGGGTGAAGCCTCCGACAAGACTCCGGTTTACGCTGCGGATGTCATTGTGACCTATCAGGTGCTTCCCGAAAAGAGCGCATGGCTGTACGCGAATGTGTCTGACACCAAGAATCTGGTCGGTGACGAGCTGGTGGCATCTGCCATCAAGTCCGCGATGGCAGAGCTTGGCCCCAATGAAGTGACCAACCGCATCAAGATTGAGCCTCTGGCCCAGCAGAAGCTGGCGGAATCCCTGAACCAGAAGTACGGCGAGGATGCGGTGTTCATCAATAAGGTGGTCATCAACGATATGGATTTTGAGGAAGCCTATAATACGGCCATCCAGCAGAAGTCCATCGCCCAGCAGAACGCTGACAAGCAGAAGATCGAGAACGAGGCCGCCATTGCCAAGGCAGAAGCAGATAAGCAGGTGGCAATCACCAAGGCAGAAGCGGAGGCACAGAAGACTTCCATTGCCGCAGATGCTCAGGCCGAAGCGAATCGCAAGATTGCAGAGAGCCTGTCTGATACCTTGATCGAGTACCAGAAGATCCAGAAATGGGATGGCAAGCTGCCCACCGTCAGCGGCGGCAATGCACTGGTCAGCATCGACCCGGCAGAGTAAGCAAGTACACGAACCGAGGGCAGTGCGGAGGCTCTGTCCTTTCTACATGAAATGGAGGATAAAGACTATGGCAGTCACAAAGAAAATCGAGATCGATGGTCAGATGGTGGAGTTCCGAGCCAGTGCAGCCGTTCCTCGTCTGTACCGCATTAAGTTCGGTCGGGATATCTACAAGGATCTGAGATCCCTTGAAAAAAGCGTGGATGACGGCAACGAGGAGAGTTCCAGTCTTGACTTGTTCAGCCTGGAGATGTTCGAGAACATTGCATTCATTATGGCGAAGCACGCCCATCCGGATCAGGTGCCGGACAACCCGGATGAGTGGCTGGAGAACTTCAACACCTTCTCCATCTACCAGATTCTGCCCCAGTTGATCGAACTGTGGGGGTTGAACGTACAGACGGAGGTAGAGGCAAGAAAAAACCTCGCAAAAGTGAGCGGGTAATGACCACCCCGCTCTTCATGCTGCGCTGTGTGCAGCTCGGTATCAGCATAGCCGACCTAGACTTGCTGACCATCGGGTTGGTTAATGATATGTTCACAGAGCGGCAGAACGATGAGTATCCGTATCAGGAGTTGGCATCGCAGGCTGACTTTGACCGTTTCTAACTAAACTTTCGTGCTTATATTGATTGCAAAATAAGCACAAGAGTTTGTGGGGATAAAGAAAAATCCCGTCCAGCGAATGCTGGGCGGGAAAATACTGTGATAGACAGTCCTATTCGATTTCAACATCATCAAAACCAACAAGGTCATCTTCAGTGATACCGAGACGTCGAAACAATTCTTCTTCGGAAATAAAGGGAGACGCAGTTTGTTTTAGAGAATTGATATCGTTTATAAAGACATTGTGGCTGGCCAAAATTAATTCAGCGTCATCAACAACATGATAATAGCTGTATGTACAGAGCAAGTCGTAACATTCGGAAATATATCCGAGTATATCGTACTTTTTGAATAGTTCAGCACATTCGATAGGTGAAATATGCCATCTGGTCTGTGCTATGCGAAAAACCCAGCATTGCATATCTGCTATGTCAATTTCTCTTTCGGTCATGCGGAACTCCTATGCAGAAGCAGAATCGGTGGGCTTGCGAGTATCTTCAAAGACATTGCGGAGATAATCCGGGCCCTCCATCCAAAGACCAGTGGAGTAATCGAACAGTTCCTTATAAGCAGGAGAGCTCGAAAACTCAAAGAAAGCCTGATTGAAGGGAACACCTGTTTCGGTGCAGTAATCTTCGAGCATTGCTCGCATGACGTTTACAGCACAGGTTTCGCGCTGTTCATCGCTGATATTATAGGTGCTTGAAGTCATAGAGATCACTCCTTACAAATTCGAGGGATTGGATTGCCTTTTCGTTGCAGAAACAGAACTGGTCTTCCAGACGATTCGGCAGTAGTGCTTTGATAGCAAAGCTATCGGCGTCTTCGGAGCCTGGCTCGCCATAAGCGCGCGTGGTGTAAAGCTGCAAGGTACGAGCAGTTTGATCATCGGCTATTTTCCCACCGATGATATCAAACTTGGCATACCGTTCCCGGACATCCGGGAACAATGTTCTTCTACGGTTTGAAGCCACAAAATGCAGCCAATTCCTATCCGCAGCGTTGAATAAGTGAATAGCAATGTCAGGATTCATATGAAGTTTGAAAACAGAAATGTAACCAATCGTTGTGCCAGTAGGCAATCTTTCCTCGTTGACTTGTTTGTTCACAGACAGCGGAACAAAACCTTGAGCCTGCTTGTAGGAGCTTGTGACGTAGAAACCGCGTCCGAAATCTTTTCCTTGCTTGCATTTGTTAAGATCGATTTCGGACACCTGTGTGAAACTACCGTGATAGAGGAGCATTCCATTTGTTAATGTCAGCATACGGAAACACCTCGATTCTTAAGCATTTCCTCGACATCGTCCAAGGCGCACTCATAGCTGCTCAAATGGAGAAAATCATAGCATCTGGCAATAAATCCAAACACATCATTATCCTGAAATATCTTCGTGCAGGCTTCGGGAGACTTTTTCCACTTGGCTTGAGCCATACGGAAAACCCAGCACTGCATATCCGCAATGTCAATTTGATGTTCACTCATAGGGCGTACCTCCTTTGAGTACAATTTCTCAATTTAAGTATAGCTCTTTTTCCGGCTCATATCAACGATAGAATTGTAAATTTTTAAGCCCACATAAGAAGTAACTCACGAGTTACTTTCCTACGAGTATCATATTTCTTTCGGCCTATTCGCCTTGTGCGGATGGGTCTTTACTTATGCCCCGGAGGAGGTGGTTATCCGCATGGCATCCAGAATCGCAGGCATTACCGTTGAGATCGGCGGCGACACTACAAAATTATCCAAGGCACTGGAAAGCGTCAACAAAACCATCAAAACAACGCAGTCTGAGTTGAAGGATGTCAACAAGCTCCTGAAACTGGACCCCTCCAATACCGAGACGGTCACCCAAAAGCAGAGAATGCTGAAGGATGCCATCGAAGCCACCAAGGAGAAGCTCACCACCTTAAAGACGGCGGCAGAGCAGGCCAACCAGCAGCTTGCGGACGGTAAGATCACGCAGGAGCAATACGATGCGCTCCAGCGTGAGATCGTGGAGACGGAGCAGAACCTTAAATCCCTGCAGGAACAGGCGGCGGTCACCAATGTGACCCTTGCCAAGATCGATGCGGTGGGAGAAAAGCTCCAGACGGTTGGCTCTCAGGTCGAAAGTGTGGGTAAGAAGTTCCTGCCGGTTACGGCGGCAGTTACTGGCTTAGGCACAGCGGCGGTAAAGACCGCAGCAGACTTCGACCAGGAAATGAGCAAGGTCTCTGCTATTTCCGGTGCAACAGGGGATGACTTTGACCAGCTCCGTGCCAAAGCCCGCGAGATGGGTGCCAAGACCAAGTTCTCTGCCTCCGAAGCCGCCTCCGCTATGGAATATATGGCGATGGCCGGCTGGAAGACCGGGGATATGCTGGATGGCATCGAAGGTATCATGAACCTTGCTGCTGCATCCGGTGAGGACTTGGCGACTACCTCTGATATCGTCACGGATGCGCTGACTGCCTTTGGTTTGTCGGCCGCGGATTCTGGACACTTTGCGGACATTCTTGCTGCGGCATCGTCCAATGCAAACACCAACGTCAGCATGATGGGCGAGACCTTCAAGTACTGTGCGCCTATCGCCGGTGCGCTGGGTTTCAGTGCAGAGGATACGGCGGAAGCTATCGGCCTCATGGCAAACAGCGGTATCAAGGCATCACAGGCAGGTACTTCGCTGCGTTCCATCATGAACAACCTTGCCGGTGAAGTGACCTTTGCAGGCAAGAACATCGGAGAGGTCACGATTGCCACCAGCAATGCGGACGGCAGTATGAGAAGCCTGAACGATATCCTTGCGGACTGCCGTGTGGCTTTCTCCGGTCTGACCGAATCTGAAAAGGCAGCCAATGCCGAATCGCTGGTCGGCAAGAACGCTATGTCCGGTTTCCTTGCTCTGATGAATGCCGGCGAAGGTGACATCGACAAGCTCCGTGGTGCCATTGAGAACTGTGACGGTTCTGCGGAGAGCATGGCAGAGACCATGCAGGATAACCTCAACGGCCAGCTTACCATTCTGAAATCTCAGTTGGAGGAGCTGGCTATTTCCTTTGGCGACCTCTTGATGCCCACCATCCGCAAGATCGTGTCGGCGGTGCAGGCATTCGTGGACAAGCTCAACAGTATGGACGACAGCACCAGAGAGACCATCCTCAAGGTGGCGGCTCTGGCTGCGGCCATTGGACCGCTGCTTATCGTGCTGGGTAAAACCATATCGACAGCGGGCACAGCATTAAAGGGCTTCAGTTCGCTGGCTAAGGGCATCCGGCTGCTCTCCACCCGTGTGGGCAGCGCAAGCGGACTGTTCGGGAAGCTGGGCGCAGCTCTCGGCGGCATTTCGGCTCCCGTCATGGCAGTGGTTGCCGTGATCGGTACGCTGGTGGCTGCATTCATGCACCTCTGGAATACCAATGAAGAGTTCCGTACAGCTATTACTAACATCTGGAATGGAATCGTCGAAAAAGTGCGCGGCTTCTGCGACCAGCTGACCCAGCGGCTCAATGCCCTCGGCTTTGATTTCAAGGATATCGTAGAGGTGCTGAAAGCTGTCTGGGACGGCTTCTGTCAGGTTTTGGCTCCTGTGTTTGAGGGTGCCTTTCAGGTTGTATCCACGGTACTGGGAACAGTCCTTGACACGCTGATTGGTCTGTTCGATGTGTTCTCTAATCTATTCCAGGGAAACTGGAGTGGAGCGTGGGAGGAAGTCAAAGGAGTCTTCTCCGGAATTTGGGAAGGAATTAAGTCCATCTTCTCCACGGTGCTGGACACCTTGAAGGCTGTAGCAGATGTGTTCCTCGGCTGGGTCGGGACGGACTGGAACACCGTTTGGGAAAGCATCAAGAGATTCTTTGAGGGAATCTGGACAGGAATCAGCGATTTCTTCTCCGGCATCCTGACAGGCATCCAGACCACAGCATCTACCGTCTGGAATGGGATCTCGGATTTCTTTACCGGGGTCTGGACAGGAATCAAGGATTTCTTCGAGGGTATCTGGAACGGCATCGTCTCGTTCTTCACGGGTAAAACCGGTGAGATGGACGAGAACGCACAGTCGACATTCACCGGAATCTCGGATTTCCTTGGCGGTATCCTGACCGGCTTGCAGACGGTATTCTCTACGGTCTGGGAGGCAATCTCCGGCGTGGTCAGCGGGGTTATGGATGCAATCTCGGCCGTCATCTCGACGGTCATGAGCGTGATCTCCGGCGACTGGTCTACAGCCTGGGAGAACATCAAGTCGGCGGCATCGACTGTGTGGGAGGGCATTTCGGGTGTCATTTCCGGCGCGTGGGAGGGAATCTCCTCCTTTGTGTCCAGCGCGGTTGAGACGCTCGGCTCTGGGCTTTCGACTGCATGGACGGGCATCCAGACAACTGCCTCATCTGCGTGGGATGGCATCAAGGGTGCGATCTCTACAGCTTGGGACGGTATCCAGTCCGGCGTGACCTCGGCGGTAGAAACGGTGGCCACCGGGCTGTCTGGGGCATGGGAAGGCATCCAGTCTACGGCAAGCACTGCGTGGGAGGGTATCAAGTCCGGCATCTCTAGCGCATGGGAAGGAATCTCCGGATTCTTTGGTGGTATCTGGGATGCCATCACCGGCAAGACCAGTGACTCTACCACCCAGATGAAAACGGATACCTCTAACGCATGGTCCGGTGTGGAGGCGGAAGCCCAGACCGCATGGTCGGGTGTGTCTACCTCCGTATCGACTGCCTGTACTGGCATGGCACAGTCTGTGACGACCCAGATCGACAGCATCAAGGCATCCATGTCGGCAGCGTGGTCCGGCATCGCTTCGGATACCACTACGGCATGGAATGCGGTCAAGACCAACCTCACTACGGCATGGACCGGAATTACGACTTTCGTGACAACCAGCCTGAACAGTGTGAAGACCGCAGTGACGAACGGCTGGACACAGCTTCGTTCCCTGACGGTATCCAGCTGGTCCAGCATCCAGTCGAGCCTGACGGCAAGCTGGAATTCCATTAAAACGGCAAGCACCACAGCCGTGAACGCAGTGAAGACTTCCGTTACCAATGGATGGACAAACCTGCGCACGTTGACAACATCCAGTTGGAGTTCCATCCAAACGGCACTGAACACGAGCTGGAACAGCATCAAGAGTGCGACAACAGCATCGGTCAACGCAGTGAAAACTTCCGTCACGACCGGGTGGACGAATCTGCGAAGTTTGACAACGTCCAGTTGGAATTCCATCCAGACCGTGCTGAATACGAGCTGGAACAGCATCAAGAGTGCAACCACCAGCTCAGTCAATGCGGTCAAGAGTTCCGTCACGGCGGGATGGAACAACCTCCGCAGCCTGACCAGCAGCAGTTGGTCGAGCATCCAGTCGGTACTCAGTTCCAGCTGGAACACCATCCGCAGCACGGCATCTTCGGCTGTGAACGCAGTGAAGTCTACGGTTTCTTCGGGCTGGAACGGCGTGAAGTCCACGACTAGCTCTACCTTCTCCGGCGTGCAGTCGGTGGTGTCCGGTGCCATGTCCAATCTGCGCTCCACGGTCTCTTCCGGTGTGTCCAGCATCAAGAGCAACTTCAACTCTCTCAGCTCCATTGCTTCTTCGGCATACAGCTGGGGCAGTGACATCTGCTCCCAGATGGCGGCCGGTGTTCGTGCGGCGGCAGGCTCGGTCGTCCGGGCCGCAGAGAACGTGGCAAGCAAAGTCAGAAGTCTGCTGCACTTCTCTGTGCCTGACACTGGCCCTCTGTCTGATGCGGACGAGTATATGCCTGACTTCATGAAGCTGCTGGCAAGCGGCATCAAGAAGAATCAAGACAAGGTCGTCAAGGCCGTCAAGACATTGTCTGGCTCCATGAAGACCAACCTGAACACGCCCGTGGGAGACATGGGCGACAAGGTGAAGTCGGTGGTGAGTGGCTTTGCCTCTACGATCAGCGGCAGCACAAGTAGAGTTCGGTCGGCTGCAAGCGGGCTGGCATCCGGCATCCGAACTGGGCTTATGAATGGTCTGGACGGCATGACCAGCGAGTTTAGGTCTGTCTGGAGTGACCTTGAAAAGATCACCAAAACATCGGTTAGCAGCATGAGCGATGAAGTGAAGCAGGGATTCTCCGACATGAAGACCTCTATCGGAGACTTGAGCGACCAGACCAGTTCTCTGGGCAACGCGATCCGCAGCCTCGGTGACACCTTCAACTCGGATTTCCTGAAAGGTCTGGGTGAGGGTATCAGTAAGGTGGGCGATACGGTCAGTACTGTCACCGGAATCGTGGACAAGCTCGGCTCCATGAAGAGTACCTTCGGCAGCTTGGGCGAGACGCTCACGAACCTCGGCAATGCACTGGGAACGGATGGCGGCGGTGGTCTGCTGTCGAAGATGGGGAGTTTCCTGTCGAAAATCGGCAACGCCGATGGCGGACAGATCGTCTCGAACTTCGGCAATCTGATCTCCGGGCTGACCTCCAAGATGGGTGGTCTGGGACAAGGTGTCACCGGTGTCATCTCGAAGCTGGGCAGCCTTGGCAGCAGCGGAACCGGCATCTTGTCGAACCTCGGCAGCGTTACGACTGGTGTTCTCTCCAAGCTCGGCGGTGTTGGCAGCAGCCTGTCCGGGCTGCTCTCCGGTGTAGGCTCCACGCTGGGCGGCATCGCTGGCTCAGCTGGTTCTGCGATTGCGGGGCTGTTCGGTTCTGTTGGCACAACGGTGTCTGGTCTTGCAGCCGGTGCAGGCAGTGCATTGGCTGGTATCGCTTCTTCGGCTGGCGGTGTGCTTGCCTCGGCAGGTACAGCACTGGCTGGTCTTGCTGGCCCTGCTGGTATTGCGGTGGCCGCAGTCGGCGGTGTCGGCCTTGGGCTGACCGCTCTCTGGAAGAACTGCGATGGTTTCCGTGAGGGCGTGACCAACATCTGGAATAAAGTCACTTCTGTGTTCTCCAATGGTGTGACTGCCATTAAGAATGGCATCTCCAATGCGGCGTCTGCCATCGGCAACGTGGCATCCTCCATCTGGAGCGGCGTCAAGAACGTGGCTTCCTCGGCGGTGAAATGGGGCAAGGATGTGGTCAGCGGTATCGCTGGAGGCATCAAGAAAGGCGTGTCGTGGGTCGGCAATGCCGCTAAGAGCGTGGCAAACGGCATCCGCAGTTTCCTGCACTTCTCGGTGCCGGACGAAGGACCGCTGGCCGATGCCGACACCTATATGCCTGACTTCATGAGGCTGCTGACTGGAGGCATCAGGGACAGCGAGGACGGTCTGCTGAAGCAGATCCGATCTATGGCCTCTAAGGTTCAGCAGGGGATGGCGGGAATCTGCTCCTTCAGCCTGCCAGAGATCAATATGCCCCGGATGAACACAAGCGGTTGGAATCTTCCGCAGGCTGCTCTGGCCGGCGGCGGAACAACAAAGAACACGAATCTGGGCGGCGTTCACATCACGGTGAACGGCTACAACGCCCGGAACGATAACGAGCTGGCACAGATCGTAGCTGACAAGATCAATGAGATGATCGACCAGGACGATTCGGTTTACAAGTAAGAGGTGATGCGTATGGGCTATTTGCCTGAGAAAAAGACAGTATCCCAGTTTGATCTGAAGGGCAGGTTTGCACGGCAGTATCTGTCCTTTGCCGGTAAGTCCAGCAAGGACTTCCTTTTATATTTGTCCGGACCCGGTGTGTACGATTCCCCGGCAGCGGATGTGGAAAGCACATCGGTCCCTGGCAGAAACGGAGACATCATCAGCGAGAATGCAAGAGCAGGTCGGCGGCGGTATCAGAATGTGGATATCAAGTATGAGGCGTTCTTCTTCAACGGTCTGCCCGCCAAGACCGCAGCGGTCAAGTCGTGGCTACTATCTCCGGTCGGCTACCAGAAATTGCAGGATACCTATGACCCGGACTTCTTCCGAATGGCGGTCTGCACCGAAGCGATGGAGTTCGATGTGACGGCACAGAAAGCCGCAAAGATGGATCTGGTGTTCAATTGCAAGCCTCAGCGGTGGAGTGTGGAAGGACAGAGGACGGTACGGCTGGAAAGCCGGAGCAACCTCATGAACCCCTTCGCATTCCCGTCACAGCCCGTCTTCAAGGTCTACGGAGATTCGGGCGGTGTGCTGTATGTGGGCGATGAATCCATTACCATCCACAGCATTAAGGATTATGTTCTGCTGAATTGCGAGACGCACAATGCCTACAATGAGGGCGGCTTTTGCAATGAGACCATCCTCTCGGATGATTTCCCGGAACTGCCGGCAGGAAAGACGCAGATCGCATGGACGGGCGGTATTACGGCGGTGGAAGTGACTCCGCGCTGGTGGACGCTGTGAGGAAGGAGGTGGAGCGGGATGATCCCTTGTCTGTATGCATCCATGGAGAAAAAGTTTGACAACAACGGCATCGGCAAGATGGCAGATGCTCATTCCTGTGTGGTGACGGAAAAGCGCAATGGCAGCTTTGAGCTGGAGATGGTCTACCCAGCAGATGGTATCCATGCGGATCAGCTGGAAGAAGGGAACATCATCCTTGCAAAGCCATCCGACACAGGCAGATCGCAGCCGTTCCGTATCTACAAAATCGCAACGCCGATTGACGGCAAGCTGACTGTCAAGGCAAGGCACATCTCGTATCAGCTAAACTTCATTACGGTTTCTCCTTTTGCCACGACCAGCTGCACCGGTGCGCTGGCGGGGCTGGGAAACCACGCGGCATCCGAGTGCCCCTTTGAGGTCTGGACGGATATCTCCTCCAGCGCCTCTTTTCGGCTCTCGGAGCCGTCCTCTTTTCGGAACTGCCTCGGCGGTATCGACGGCTCGGTGCTGGACACCTTTGGCGGAGAGTACGAGTGGGACCGATACACCGTCAAGCTCCATCATCACCGGGGCGCAGACCACGGCGTGCATATCGTCTACGGCAAAAACCTCATCGACTTCAAGATGGAGAGGAACATTGAGAGCGTAATCACGGGTGTACATCCGTACTGGCAGAATTCCGAGACCGGCGAGGTGACGGAGTTGCCGGAAAAGGTGGTGTTGGTGGAGCAGCGGTCGGTGCCGTACCAGAAGATCACAGTACTGGATTGCACCAGTGGATTTCAGGATAAGCCCACGGATGAGATGATGCGCTCCTTTGCACAGGATTATCTGAAGAACACCAGCCTGACCGAGCCACAGGTGGATATCGACATCGACTTTATCCAGCTCTGGAATACCCCGGACTATGAGGATGTGGTGGAAGCGGAGCAGGTGAGTCTGTGCGATACCGTCCATGTGTTTATTTCCAAGCTCGGCATCGAGGTCAGCTCCAAGGTGACCGAAACACAATACGACTGTCTGCTGGAACGCTACGAAGGCATCACGCTATCGAACTCCACGGTCAGCAGCCGGAACTCGTCACTGACCACGGCACTGAGCAGCATCCGGAACACAGCCAATGAAGCCTACAACACCGCGCTCCGTGTAGAGACCAGCATGGGTGAGCAGATCGGCGGCATTTCCGTGTCGATGGTCTATGACGGCACCCTGCTGGCCGGCCTGTTCGGCCTGCACTACCAGAACGTGACCGAGGTGAACGGCGAAACCGTGCGGTATGCCTTCAATGCCGGGTCACTGGCAAAGTCTACCTTTGCGTGGAAAAACAGCCCAGCGGGATTTTTCATTTCCACGGACGGCGGAAAAACATGGGGCTATGGCTGGGAAAAAGACGATTCCCCGGTCAAGACGGCGTTGCTGCTGGAGAACACTCTGCAGGAGCTGGATGAACGCTATAAGAAAGCCGGAGAACTGACTGAAGAACTGCTCGAACAGTTGGATGAGCGGTATAAGACGGCATCCGCCTTGTCCGAAGAACTCATCAAAAGCCTGGACGCACGATACGGTACGGCAGATAAGCTGTCCGAGGAGCTGCTTGCACAGTTGGATGAGCGATATAAGACAGCATCCGTCTTGTCAGAAGAGCTGATTAAAAAGCTGGACGAGCGGTACGGAACAGCAGATAAGCTGTCCGAAACGCTGCTGGCGAAACTGGATGAGCGGTATGCTCCGGCCATCTGTGCGCAGGAGGCAGCACCAAAGAATCCGAAAACAAATGCACTCTGGGTCGATACAACCGCCCTGCGGCTGAAGCTGTGGGACGGAGAAATTTGGCAGACGGTAGGCTATGAGCCACCGGAACCTGAGCCCGACCCGGATACCCCGACAGAGGGAGGAGGCGAAGAAGATGGCAAACAGGAAGGCGAAAGCAGTGGTACAGACAGCGGAGGAACCGGCGCAGGAGGCACTGGTGACTAAGTCGTTCACGGTGTTTCAGGACGTGGAACTGTCATTCACAGAGAACCTGATCCCGACCCACATCCCGGTCAAGCAGTACGACAACCAAGCCCGAAAAGTGCGGTGTCGGCTGTATCAGAACTCGCTGGAGTATAAGGTCAGTAAGGATACCATCGTCAGCTACTCAGCTACTCGGCCGGACGGTGCAGTGTTCCAGTATTCCAGCGAGACCCGCCCGGACCTTGTGTTCGTGGATGACGGTGCGGTCATCCTGACGGTCACATCCTTTATGACCGAAGTATACGGCAGATTCCCGATTGACATCTACCTTCTGTCCGATGAGGGAGATGTGATTGGTTCGTTCAGTCTGGTGCTGAATGTGGCCCGTGCAGCGGTCAAGAACGGTAAAATCGCCACGCTGACCTATAAGCAGGCGTTGGATGCTGCCGCCAAGGGCATCCTGGAATTCCTCATCACCGATGACGGATACCTCGTGATGCGCTCGGATGATAAGCTGGGACTGGCGCAGGGGTCTGTGTCCAGCACCATTGATAAGGTGGCGAAGGATATCGAGGAGGGCATGGTCACCTCGTCCATCAATATGGATGGACATCTGGTGTTCCAGAGCTGGGACGCGCTGGGTCTGATTTTTGAGATGGACGATGAAGGTCACTTGATCGTGAGATACAATGAGGCGTAAGCCGGAAAGGAAGTAAAATGGGAGAGTTTGTTGGCAAACGGGTGGTACCGGACCATGTAGGTGTCTGGGATCAGAAGAAAACCTATGAACCCTTGATGATCGTACTGGACGGCGAGACCGGTGACAGCTATATCAGCCGTAAGGCTGTGCCTGTGGGCATCTCGCTGGCAGATGAGAGTTACTGGTCGCTGTGTGCCCATTATTCCGCACAGATGCGGAAGCTGGAACAGGACGTGGACGTGGATGTCCAGCAGATGCACAGTGATGTTACGGCAGTCAAAAATGCCATGAGTCAGGAGTTCAAGGAGACCCATACGGCGATCAGCAAGGAACTGGATGATACGCACAAGGCAATCAGTCAGGAGTTGTCGGAAACAGAACAGCGAGTCAATGAGAATCTGGAACAGACCAGTTCAGAGTTGACCGGCAAGGTCGAACAGGCCAAGTCCGACCTGAACACCGGCCGGCAGGAACTGAAGGATGCCAAGGATACGCTGAACAAACGGATGGACAGCATTGCCGGGGGAAAGACCTCGGATGCGGAGATTCTGGATGCTCGTGTTGATTCGTATGGTCATACGCATAATACTCTTGGAAATGCGATACGAGCTCTGAGAGCCGGTGAGATGCGGGAGGCTGTGCATGAACAACTGGCTGAAAAGTATGTTCAGGAGCTTTTAGAAACAGAAGTAAAGAAAATCCACGGAGGAGAATTGTACTATCCATATGATTCATCGACCTTTAGCGGCTGGGTTTCCTCGTATTTGATCGACGAAAGTATTCTTGTAACAGGAATTGAATTTATCGTCAAGGCACGTAGTGAAAGAATCAGTCAAATTCGTGTTGCAATAGCATTCGATGATGCTAGTGAAGAGAAAATCTCCTTTAACAAGTACCTCAATGTCACAATTGAGCCTAACGATGAAAAACGTGTTCACTGTGATGTGAATGGGTTGTTCTTTGAACAAGGAAGAAAAGTCTTCATCCTTCTACAAGCGGATGTGATTTGCACAAACGTGTTTGGTAGTCAAGAAGCAACTTCGGGTAGTTTGTATACCACGAACGGTCAGTTTGCCAAAATGGAAGATTGTTCAACGGGGGGACGTTACAATTTGGCTGTATGGCTGACCGGCTATAATCCGAATAAAGCAAAGTGGCGAGAAGTTGAGAAAAATATAAAAGAAAGCTTGGCAAAGCTGAAAAACTCATTTCAGGATTCATGGGCTGTATCGGATGAGCAAAATCTTGTGCCTGTATCCTATGCTGTTTTGAGTTATACAACTTCAACCTTTACTGGTTGGGCAGCTCCAATTGGGAAAGCCAAGCATTTCAACACTCTAGTTTTTACGATAGAAAATCGCAAAGAAAACAATGCCTATATTGAAAAAATACGCTGTGTGGTTTCTGTAAACAATCATAAGGGGGCTATTCTTGCAGACGAAACAAGAGAAGGTTTCCATATCAAATCTGGTGAGAGAAGAAAGATTGAGTTTCGTTTTTCAACACCCATTGAAAATGAGAATTCAGTAGAACTTTATGCGGGGTTTACCTGTGATCAGCATATTAGTGTTATGTTTGGCAATACAGGCAAGAATCTTAATCCTCCTGATTACGGCGCAGTCTGTTACATATGTCAGGCAGGAGATGGACCGTTCAGAGTTGACAAAGAACTGAAAGACTGGTTTCCAATTCATGATACAGAGCTGATCAATCAGGATAGACCTGATATGTTTGTTGAGTACCTGGAGAGTATATATCAACTGAGGAAGCATCAGCTTGATCAAGTCATTGAGGTAGTAGAAAACCTCTTGGATAAAGCCCAACTGAGCAATCCTCAAAGCGAAAATGTCCAGCAGAGAATTGGTGCAGCAATCAAGCAACTTGCAATCGATGAAACCATTTCGAGTGTTAAACAGGGCTTTGATGAGAAAATTGAAAAGCTGAACATTGAAACTCCTCCGAGAGTAGTTCTGCCAGACAAGATATATGGCGTTGTTGATGATACACTGCAACTTTTCTACCGTGGCATTGTAGAACATCCAAATCCATATAACTTTAATTTGGAGTGCATTTGTGATATCGGAAAAAATACAAATCGCTATTTTGAAGTGACACCTAAAGCTGATCAAGAGGGTGAACATAAATTGACGCTGAATGTTCGAGATTGCAGTGACCGAATTATTGCCTCTGCAACGACTACTCTTGCTATCAGAAAAGCAGGGCAGAGCCCGATAGAAAAGAAAAATATTCTATGTATAGGGGACAGCTTGACGACAGGTGGTGAGTGGTGTGTTGAATTGGCAAGACGTGTCCTCGAAACGGGTGGTTCGCCAAGCGGTCTGGGTAGAAACAATATTGAGTTCATTGGAACAAAGAAAAGAGGCCAAATAGGCTACGAAGGTTATGGTGGCTGGACTTGGGCTAGTTACCTTGCCAAACCGTCAAACACAAGTCTCGGAATGTGGGTGTATTCGACACATGACAAAGACAATACGGACCAACACAGTCTCTGGCGTGATGAAAATGGAAATGTCTGGCAAATGGAGACGATTGAGAAGAAAAGAATTAAGTTTACCAGGTTTCAGAACCACACAGGTAAAATGCCTGTGGGGGGAGGGAACTTAACTCATTTGTCAAATGCGACTCACCCGGAAGCAATCGCCTTTACGAGTACAGGTTATGCTGAAGGTAATCCGTTTTGGGATGCTGTGCAAGATAAGATCAGCTTTAAATCATATTGTGAAAGAAATGGCTTTGCAGGGATAGATTATGTCTATACCTTGCTCAGCTGGAATGCTCTTGGCGGATATTGCTCTACACCAGATGCTTATACAGTCAAAATTCATGTAGAAAATGCGAAAGAGTTCATTAGAAAACTGCATGATGAATTCCCTGAAGCGAAGGTAAAGGTAATGGGAATTCAAATGCCGTCTTTCAATGGAGGAACTGGAGCTAACTATGGCGCGAATAGTGCATATTCTAATCCCTATGCACTTAGTAGGAGCGTAATGGGAATGAATTTGGCATATCAGTCTTTGGCAAATGATGAAGAGTTTAAGAATTATGTGGAGTTTTTGAACGTTGCCACACAGTTTGATAGCGAATACAATATGCCAGCAACGAGCAAACAGGTTAACACAAGGAATAAGATTACCGAGGCAGTCGGAACGAATGGTGTTCATCCGGCAATTGAAGGATATATGCAGATAGCAGATGTTGCTTTTAGAAATATGGCAATATGTGTACTGCCGCAAAACTAAGATAGGAGCTTTCATGAATAAGAACGTGATTATGGTAAAAATTTTCGGGGGGGGGTACTCCTGAAAGCTGATTTTCATCCTCCCCCTGCTTGCGAAAAAGACGTTGGTAAGCCTTTGAGCAAGCAGAAAGGAGAATGAAATCATGGGTGAATTCGTAGGCGGACGCATTGTGCCGAAGCATTGCGGCACATGGAATAAGAGAAGCAAATACGAGATGCTCAGTATCGTGTATCAGCCGGAGACAGGCGACAGCTATATCAGCCGCAGGTCCGTCCCGGCGGGTACTGCTTTGAGCAGCGAGGAATACTGGGCAATCTGCTCGGAGTATTCCGCACAGGTCCGGAATCTGGAGCAGGATGTTGATGCAGATGTTCAGCAGATGCATTCTGATGTCAATGCGACTAAGGCTGCGATGAGCAAGGAACTGTCCGAGACCCACACAGCCATGAGCAATGAGTTGTCTGAGACACACGAGGCAATCAGTCAAGAACTCTCGGCTACTGAACAACGCATCTCGAAAAAACTTCAGGAAACGACCACGACTCTGACCGGACAGGTGACGACTGCAAGAAATGATCTAGTGGCTGGCCGAAAAGACCTGGAAACCACCAAGAATCAGCTTACAGCTCGGATGAACAGTATTGTCGGTGGTAATACCACTGATACAGAGCTCCTTGATGCCCGGGTGGATGCAGATGGAAAAACCTATGCCAATCTGAGTGAGCGCCTGAAGGCAGTGGATGCCTACTATGCAGGGGCCGACGCTGAGACCGTGGATGGCACAGCTCACGGAAGTCTTGCAAAGTATATTCACGAAGAATGGCGCTACGACTATGACCTGATTCGGGGCGGAACCTTTTATAAAGGGCATGTGGATGTTAGTGGGCTGAATACCAGCGATGATATGTCGGGGCGTGTTGATCCCAATGGCGAAGGCTATTATCTGTTGATTCCGACCGGGAATCTCCATGACGCCAAGCTGAATGTCCTTTTTTATGGGCTGCGCGGCAAGCCCGCCATTATGCGTGGTAATTGGGGTGGCATGGAGGGAGACTTCCATTACGCTGGACGACTGTCCATTGTTCCTGCCCAGCATTTTAGGGAGATGGATGACGGTGCCATTATGATGCTGACATCGATTTCCGCATGGAACCGCAGTTCTGCGAAGTATCTCTATATCAATCTGACCGAGGAGGAAGCGGCGAAAGCACAGGTTGTGGTTTGTGATACGGAAGGAACGCCGTATATGAACTGCCTGACGGAGCTTTTGAACCGAGTAGGTGCGGATAGGGATCGGAGGGCAGTCCAGAGAGAGGCGGCGATTCTGAGCAAGATCGAACAGGACAAGCAGACTGAATTGGAGCCGATTCGGACTGCGGTGGCAGAGAACAAGACTGCTATTGACAATCAGAACAAGGATGTGGAGGAGAAACTCGCAAAATGAAACGAATCCGTGAAGGAATCCATTGAACAGGCTTTGTTGGTGCAGAATTCCAACTGGAGAGGGAAGACCATCAACTTTATCGGAGACTCCATCACCTATGGAGCGTATACCCCTGTGGGAGGTTCTTCTCCCAATAAGCGGGCTGAAAAGCGTTATTGTGAAATCGCCTGTGAGAGATTGGGAGCGACCTGCCGAAACTATGGTGTGTCTGGCATCAGCATTTCCAGTACCTCGTACCAGTCTCCGACCGGTGCGATTTCTCTGCGATATTCGAGTATGGACGCTGCGGCAGACATGGTCGTGATCGCAGGAGGTACCAATGACTATGGCACAGGCGTTGCACTCGGAACGATTGCCGACACTACGGATGTATCGTTCTATGGAGCCCTTCATGTACTGTGTAGTGGGCTTTGCGAGAAGTATCCCGGCAAGCGCATCGTTTTCCTGACACCGTTCCATCGTTCCAGTGAGGCTGCTAACAAGGTGGGAGCTACACTGGCTCAGTACAAACAGGCTATCTACGATGTGGCACGCGATGAGTTCGGCTTTGCGGTGCTGGATGGCTGGACCGTTGGCTTGAGTCCGAAAAATGCCAAGGTGAAAGCGGAGTATATCGTAGACGGTGTGCATCCAAACCCCATCGGACACGAGCTGATCGGAGCCAATCTTGCTCGTATGCTGAACGCCATTTAATACCCCACAGCCACACGGCTGTGTTTATATAGAACACCATTACACAAGGGCGGAGAACCGTCCTATTTTTTATGCCTGGAAACGGGCAGGAAAGGCAAGGTACAAAATATGCAGAATGTAATCGACAAGCTCCAGTTTGCTTTTGCGGCACTGGGTGGTTTTCTCGGCTGGTTCTTCGGAGGCTTTGATGGCTTCCTCTACGCGCTCATCGTCTTTGTGGTGACCGACTACTTCACCGGTATCCTTGCGGCGGGTATCCGCAAGGAACTGTCCAGCGAGGTGGGCTTCAAGGGCATTGCCAAGAAGGTGTGCATCTTCCTGCTGGTTGGGATTGCCAACATCATCGACACGCAGGTCCTTCAGAACGGCGCAGCAATCCGTACCGCTGTGGTCTTCTTCTACCTGTCCAATGAGGGCCTGTCCATTCTGGAAAACTCCGCCGTGATCGGCATTCCCATCCCGGAGAAGCTGAAAGATATGCTGATCCAGCTGACCAACGAGAAGCATATCCCGGACAAGAACGACGAGAACGAAGTGTAACGATACAACTTCTCGCCATTTTCATTGTGCTTTATGAGAGGAAAATTTGGAGAACTGGGTACCAAATGCCGAATTTCAGTAAGCATAATGAGAGAAGTTTTCTGAAAAGTACCTCCCAAAAGCCAAAAAATCGTGCGCTTTATGAAGGAGTCTATTGGGAGAGGGCGACCTCTCCCTCAATTTTGATGGAGGAACGACTATGAGTGAATATCCTGCAAAGCTGAACACCGGCTATTATCGTGTTCGGACCGATTGGAACGATGACGCATCCCAGCTCGGTGCATATAAGCTGCTGGCGAATGCAAAGGCAAAGTGTGACGAGAATCCCGGCAGCTATGTTTTTGCCGAGGACGGCACCGTGATCTACCCGGCGGATGAGCCCACGACTCGGGAGGAGAACGCTGAGGAGAAGCCTGTAACGGATTTCCCGGAGGAGAATACCTCGGAGGAGGACTCCGCAGTGGAAGGTGAGCAGCCTTCGGAGGGCACCCCGGCTGAGGAGTTTCCGTCTGCAGAACCTTTGCCGGATGCCATTGCTTATGGCAAGCTGAAAACTCTTATGAACATCCGCAAGGCACCGAGTCTGGATGCAGAAGTGGTTGCCGTGTATGCCAAGAACTGCATTGTGGATGTTCTGGAACACTGTGGGGACTGGCTGAAGATCAAGTGCCCGGAGGCAGAGGACGGCGTGGCGTATGTCCTGAATGCCGAGGACGCTTACGCCTTTGTGGGCAGGGAGGTCTACACCGTAGCTCCCGGCGATAACCTCTGGCGTATCTCGGAGCGCAAGCTCGGCAGCGGTGTCCACTATACCGAGATCCGGGCTCTGAACGGGCTGACGTCCAACTGCATCCTAATTGGTATGAAGCTGCTGCTGCCCTGACCAAGAATCGAATCTACACTATCTGGCCCGGAGAAATCCGGGCTTTTTTCTATTGGAGGAATCTTCTATGGCATACACTAACAGTCCCTTAGTGGATTATACGAACCTCAGCCCGAACCATTCCGGCTTGCGGACACACAGCATCGACCGCATCACCCCGCACTGTGTGGTGGGGCAGTTGTCTGCGGAAAGTATCTGTGGCTGCTTCACCAGTACCTCCCGGCAGGCAAGCTGTAACTACGGCATCGGCAAGGACGGTCGTGTGTCGCTTTGTGTCGAGGAGAAGAACCGGAGCTGGTGCTCTTCCAGTGCAGCAAACGACCAGCGGGCTATCACTATCGAGTGCGCCAGCGACCTGACCCACCCTTATGCGATGAACAGTGCAGTATACACTTCGCTGATCGAGCTTTGCACCGACATCTGCAAGCGGAATGGTAAGGCAAAACTGCTCTGGCTGGGGGACAAGAATAAAACTCTCAATTACGCTCCTGCGGCTGATGAGATGGTTCTGACCGTCCACCGCTGGTATGCGAACAAAGCCTGCCCCGGCGACTGGCTGTACAGCCGCCTCGGTGATCTGGCTGCTAAGGTGACGGCGGCACTCGGCACTCCGGCTGTGTCCACTGGTTTGCAGGCAACCTCTTTGAAGGACATGGAGCCAGCGGCTGTCGTGGCAAAGGTGGCATCGATGTTCATGGCTAACCAGCGGCAGTCCGGTATCCTTGCCAGCGTGTCCATGGCGCAGTTCATTCTGGAATCTGGCTACGGCAAGTCCGAGCTGGCACAGGATGCCAATAACTGTTTTGGCATGAAGGCATCACTTTCCGGGAACACCTGGTCGGGTTTTGCCTGGGATGGGCATTCCGTGTATTCGATGAAAACCGGGGAGCAGAACACGGACGGCAGCTATGTAAGCATTACGGCAGACTTCCGAAAGTACAGTTCCATTGAGGACTCTATCAACGACCATTCCGCTTACCTGCTGGGAGCTATGAACGGCAGCCAAAAGCGGTACGAAGGACTGGCAGGCTGCACTGACTACAAGAAAGCCGTGCAGATCATCAAGGACGGCGGTTACGCGACGAGCCTTGACTATGTACAGAACCTTTGCCGGATCATTGAGCAGTGGAACCTGACCCAGTACGATGCGGCGGTAGCCACTACGCCCACTACGGCCTTGTACCGTGTGCGCAAGAATTGGCCGGATGCCGCATCCCAGAAGGGTGCGTTCCGTGACCTCGGTAACGCAAAAGCGTGTGCGGACAAGAACCCTGGCTATTCTGTGTTCGATGAGAACGGCAAGGTCGTCTATCCCACCAGCACGGTGTTTCAGCCCTACACGGTCCGGGTGTCCATCTCTGACCTGCACATCCGCAAGGGCCCCGGCACGAACTACGGTTCCCGTGGTTTTACTGGCAAGGGTGTGTTCACCATTGTTTCGGAGGCAACAGGCAAGGGCGCATCCAAGTGGGGCTTGCTGAAATCCTATGCCAGCAAGCGTAACGGCTGGATCAGCCTCGATTACGTCAAAAAGGTCTAATATCACCTCGTTGCGATGACACAAAAGCACTCTCTGGCACATAGACCGGGCTGATTCAAACGTCGCACTCTGGGCTTCCCAATTTGACCGGGAAGCCCTTTACATTTGTCATATATGCTGCAATTCAGGCGTTCTGTCAGGCAGATAGTTTGTCGGTAATATGCCGATTTATCTGGGCGACAGAACTTGCTATTCAGCCATACATGCGGCATTATACGACTACCCCAAGGAGGATGACGCAATGGAAATTGTAGTGAAACAGAAAAGGGCGGCGGCCTATTGCAGAGTCAGCACCGGCATGGAGTGTCAGGAAGGTTCCTATGAGATTCAGAAAAGCTACTTCACAGAGCTGCTCTCCAATAACCCCGATGAGGAACTCGTAAAGGTCTATGCGGATGAAGGCAGCGGACGCAGTACGCAGGGTCGGCCGGAATTCCGACAGATGATTCAAGATTGCATGGATGGCAAAATCGACATCATCTATACCAAGTCCATCTCCCGTTTCTCCCGAAATATGCTTGACTGTGTGACCGTGGTGCGTCAGCTGAAAGAGCTGGGCATCCCGGTCATTTTTGAAAAAGAGGGCATTAACACGATGGATGGCCAGAGCGAGCTGTTCTTCCACATCCTTGCCATCATTGCCGAGGAGGAGTCCAAGAGCATCGGTGAGAATGTTCGAGCAGGCATCGCCTATCTCCATGACCAGGGCATTCCGACCGGCCGTGTGACCTACGGCTTTCGCAGGGTCAACAAGCAGGGTGAATGGAGAATTGAAGAATCCGAGGCCCGCCGTGTCCGCTATGCCTTTGATCAAGCGGCAAAAGGAGTCTGCTACGCAGATATCCGAGCTTGCTTGGATAAGATGGAGGATGAGGAAAATACCGGTGTGTCATGGTCTCAGAATCGAAATCGACTACCCAATATGCTGAAAAATGTCGCATACATGGGGGATTACTGGACGGATTGCTACTACACGGCCTACGGCAAGAACGGCCACCGATACAGCAAGCGGAACAGGGGAGAACGCGCCCAAGTTCATCTGGAGGACCATCATGAAGGCATTGTCAGCAGAGAACAGTTCGAGCGTGTGCAGACCATGATTCAGATGGGCTTGCTCCACTCCGGACGAAAAAAATACAATGATGAACAGCAGAAGGTCCTGAACGACCCCAAATGGCAATAAGGAGAAAAGTACATGGAAATTACAGTAGAAAAGGTAGACACTGGGGTACAGAAGCTTGGCTTTCAGGCACTTAGCACCTTGAAAACAGTCCGCGTTGCAGTCTATGCCCGTGTCAGCACGGACCAGGAGATTCAGCTCCACAGCTTGGAGGAGCAGATGAAAGCCTTCCGCGCTAAGATTGCCCAGCACCCTGGCTGGATGTTGGTGGATGTCTACGCCGATGAGGGCATCAGCGGAACCAGCGTGAAAAAGCGTAAAGAGTTCTTGCGGATGATGGAGGATTGCGAGGCAGGCAAGGTCGATTATATCATGGCAAAAAGTATCTCTCGATTTGCCCGCAACACGGTCGAATGTCTGTCCTATGTGCGCCATCTTCAGAGCATCGGTGTCCAGCTTTACTTTGAAAAGGAAGGACTGGATACGGCAACGTCGGTGTCCGAACTGATTCTGACGGTCATGGCGGCTTTTGCACAGGAGGAAAGCCGTTCCATCTCCGAAAACCTGAAATGGGGCATTCGCAAGCGGTTTGAAAGTGGTGAGTCGCGCTGGACCAAGACCTATGGCTATCGGAAGACCAAGGACGGTGAAATTGTCATTGAACCGGACGAAGCTGCCATTGTGCGGATGATTTTCAAAATGTACCAGTACGGCATCCCCATGACGGACATTCTGGATGAGCTGACCTTTATACAGGCTCCTTCCGCAAGGGGCAAGCAGACGTGGAACAAGACCGCCCTTAAGTATCTCCTTGAGAACGAGAAGTACATTGGTGATATGCGGCTTCAGAAATGGGTCAGTGTTGACCATATTTCCCATAGGAGTGTCCGGAACGACTCGACTGTGATTCCGGTCTACAACGTCAGGAACCACCATGTTCCTATTATCGACCGCCATACCTACCAGCAGGTACAGCGCATTATGGAACTGAAATCTCCGCATGGGGAGTACAGCCGGTATCCCTACTTCGATACAAACATTGTCTGCCCGCTGTGTGGGAAGAAGATGATTCCGAGGGTCATGAAAGTAAACAGCCACAAGCGCATCCTTGGCTGCTTTGATGTGGACGGCTGCCGTGGGTATGCGGTCAAAGGGTATCTTGTGGATGCTGCCCTGCTGGAAGCCTACAACACCCTTGAAATCAAGGAAAAGAAGCGGACGGTAGCTATGCAGAGGATGCTGGAAATCAAGGCAGAGAGCCCGAAACTGGACACCGTCCAGTATTACTGGCTGGATGACTTGGTGGGGCACATTGAATTTAAACAGGACACCATGCGGGTGCTCTGGAAATGTGGTCTGGAGAGCGAGGTTGCTTTGAATGCATCCAAGGTTGAGGAACCGACCCATGTGGCAGAGCTTTATCGGAACTCGCTGGACCGTGCGCAGCGGAGCGAGAACAAGCCGGTGAGCGTGGTGCGGGCTGATAAGAAGTCAGTGAATACGCGGGAGGCACAGCGTAATGCTGCCATGCAGACGGCAAAGAACCTCCGTGCCAAGGAGAATGGAGTAGCAGCAAATGATTATTAAAAAGGTAATGCCAAAAATCCCAGTGGCAAAGAAACGTGTGGCCGCGTATTGCCGTGTCAGCACTTTTCGCAACGAGCAGGATGAAAGCTTTGAAACTCAGCAGAAGTATTACGAGGAGCTGATCCAAAGTCATCCCGACTGGGAACTGGTTAAGGTATATGCTGACCGGCATTCTGCTACACGAGTGAAAAATCGACCGGGCTTTCAGGAAATGGCGGCGGGC